CTATCGCTCGCCAAGGAGGAACTTGTTGCGACTCCAAGCGTCGATGGCAGTCCACGGCACTCCGCGCCGACTGGCGTCCACCTCGGCGCAGCCCGGGCAGCACCAGTCCTCGTTGCCCAGGTCGACCAGGGGCGGGTAAGCCGCCTCCAGGGCCTCCAGCTCGCGCCGGAGCTGCTCCCCGCTGACAATCTCCACGGTCGCGCCACCGGGGCTGCTCATCGGCTCTCAACTCCCAGCGGCAGGGATAGGCGCGGCCCGTCACTGCCATCGACGTACCGCAGCGGGATGCCGAAGAGGTGAGTGACCCCCGAGATGGCGCCGAGCGGATGCGCGACGCCGACCGTCACGTACGCGCCATCGAGGTTGTGTCTCTGCTCCAGCAGCGCCGACCGGAACCGATGGAGCTGCTCGAACTCTGCGGCGTGGCTTCGGACGATGCGCTCGACCTCGGCAGAGAGGAGCGCGCTCATCGGTCGAGCAATCGGTACGCTTCGGTCAGGACGTCGACCGTGTGCCGGTGCAGGTCGCCTTGCGAGGCACTGAGCAGTGCCGCGTCATCATCGCCCGTGCCGTACTGGCGATCGGCAAGCTCGGCCCAGGCGTTGGCCTCGCCCTGGTGCTCGCCAACCAGATGCTGGATCTCGTCGGCCAGATCCCGACGGCGCTGGCTCCGAGCCTGAGCCTTCCGGGCGTCCGCCGCGACGCCACCGAAGGCCAGCTCGAGGACCGCCTGGTCGACCTCGGCGATCGGGATGCTGGTCTGGGCGTGCGCAACGGGATGGCTCGTGCCGTGCACCAACAGGGCCTCTACCTCGGCCTCATCGTCGGCCGCCGCCTCGGCGGCGACGGCACGGGCGTGCTCGAGAGCCTCGCCCCAAGTCTCCCCGACGTCCTGCGCCGCCTGCGCGGCCGACAGGACGTCCACGGCACGCCCCTCGAGGGCAACGCCAACCCTGGCGGCCTGTTCGGTACCAATGGTCGAGCCCTCGATCTCGAGGAGATTCGAGATGGGAACACCTGCTCGGTGCAGCGCATGACCCACGATGCATCCGGGGGCGCTGCCGCCCTCGGTGCGGTGAACGTAATGGCACATGGTGGAGTCGGCCGGGACGCCGTCTTCGTCCTCGTAGACGTAGCCCTCGTTGCCCTCGACGACCTCCTCGAGAAGGCGCAGGGCCGCGCGCGTGTTGACGGGGGTCCTCACTGGTCGTGCTCCTCTCCGTCCAGGAACGCGATGAGCGCCTGGATGCCGCTGTCGATGCGCCGCGAGATCGTCGACTCGCTCACGCCCTGTAGTTCTGCGATGCGCGCCTGGCCCCAGTGCATGCCGTGGCGCAGGAAGATGGCCGCGCGCTCGGCCGGCGTCAGCGCCGAGCTGTTGGCCCAGGCGATCTGGATGTCGCACATGTGGGCGATCCAGTCGACGCTCTTGCGCGGGTCCGGCTCGGACCCTTTGGGCATGCCCGGCTCGGGCTCGCCCTCGCTCGTGCGAGTCCCGTAGGCGTATTCCGGGTCCCAGAGGCCGGGCAGCAGGTCCTCGACCTGCTCCCGGCCGTAGGAGAACTGGTCGCCGTAGTGGTGCTGGGTTGCGACGGTCACAGCCGGCCGGCCTCCATCTCGTTTTCGATGCTCGTGGTGTTGAAGGTCCGCTCGGCCTCGGCGCCGCGCCGCTCCGTGAGGAAGCGGCGCATGTTGCGCTCGATGTAACCGAGGGCGTTCTCGCCGTGCTTCTCGAGGTACTCCTCGACCATCTCTGGCCGCTCGAGCAGCCAGATCCAGGCGTCCTGACGGAGGTCCTCCCAGTCGGCGCCCTTGAAGCGCCGAGCCACCTGCCGGCCAACGCGCTCGGGCAGCTCAGCCAGCTCGGCGCGGGGGTCGCTCTCGGTCTCCCAGTTGTTGAGCATCACCTGCTCTGCCACCCCCGTCACACGATCACCAGGTCTCGCCAGCCGTCGGAGTCGAGCGTCACGGACATGACGCCGGGCGCCGACTCCGCGCCGGAGAGGTTGCGGAACCACGAGCTGCCGTTGTCCGACGTCGGCGCGATGAACAGCCACCGGTCGTCGCCCACGGTCTGCACGCGCAGGTTGTGGAAGTGGCCGAAGACGGCGATGTCCGCACTGCCGATCGGCGTCCGGCCCAGGGCCTGGCCGGCCAGCCACTTGCCGAGCTGGTCCGGGTTGCGCACCTGATGGCCGTGCGCCAGGCCCAGCACCCTGCCGCCGACGGCCTCGACCGCCACGGACTCGGAGTGCTGGTCCGGCGCGTAGAACTCGACGTGGCCATACCGCTCCGGGTAGACCTCGGCCATGTCCATCACCTGCGACAGGACCTCGATCCCGAAGTCGTCCAGCGTGGTGCCCATCTCGCTCTTGCCCCGGCGCACGCGGCAGTGGTTCGAGCCGACCGACAGGACCTTCACCGAAGGCGCCAGCTGGGCGGCCGTGTCGATCCACTTCCAGAACACTCGGCGCCAGACGCGAATCTGCTCGGTGAGCTGGAGGTCGTTCGTCCGGTCCTGCGACCCGACGCTCTCGAAGTTCTCGATCGCGTCCCCGGCGTCGGCGAGGATGATCTCCTCGGGCTGCTGCTCCTGGACGTACGCCGCCCAGCGCGCCAGGCTCATCTCGAGGCGCTGGAGCAGCTCCGAAGTGCCGCCCCGGTGGTCCACCTTGCCGGCCTGTGGGTCGGCGATGACGGCTACGTTGGTCACCTGGGGGATGCCGAAGTCGGGGTCGATCCAGGCGTCGGCTGCTACCGCTCGTTCGACGGCGGCATGCAGATCGTCCAGGTCCGGCATCAGATCGTGCTCGGCGGCCCGCTCGCGGCGCCGGAAGGACACGCGCGTGGCCTCGAGCCGGTTGCCGCCTGGCGAGTCCCACTCGGAGCGCCGGAGCGAGACGACCTCCCAGAGCGAGGGGTCCTGGCCTTCCTTCTCGAGGAACTCCAGTGCGGTACCTTCGGTCACCACGCCGGGCTCGTCGTTCAGCTCGACCTCGGCCTCACCCTTGAGGCTGTTGATGTCGACACGGCTCGAGAACACCGCCTGCGGGGCTCGGCGCGAGGCCGGCGCCGGGGGCGCGGCCTTGAGCTTCTCGGTCAGCTCACTCACTGGCGCTCGCCGCCTTCCGGTCGATGTGCTGGATCATGGCGACTGCGACGGCGGCCACTTGGACCAGCTCCTCGCGGCGCCTGGTCGGGTCGACCTCGCCGAGGGCCTCGTAGGTCTCCTCGAGTAAGATCCCGTCCCAAGTGAGGCGCCCTCGCTCGACACGGACCCCGTTGCTCCACTTCCAGCGCTCAGCCTCATATGCGTAGTTCGCGTGGATGACCAGGCCGGCGTGAGGGCCTGCGCCGCCCACCGTGGGGTGGTTCTGCTCGCCCCAGCGCTCGTCCTGGCGGACGCGCTCGTCGAAGACCTCTTCGAGCGCTCGGTCGATTTGGAGCAGGTCGGGCAGCGGGGCACTCACGCGATCACCGACTTCGGCATGGCGTACGGCCGACCGCCGAACGTGGTGTGCACCCGGTAGCGGGCGAGGTTCGTCTCCGAATCGAACTCTGGAGCGATTCGGACAATGTCGGCCGGAGGCAGGGCCACGAAGTCCGCGACCTTCTGGAGCTGCTCGCGGGTGACCGGAAGCTGCTCGCTGATCTGTGCTGGTCTCACTAGGGCACCTTCCGGCGCAAGTCGCGCCTGTAGCTGCGGATGGTGGAGGTCGAGATGGGATGACCGGACTCGGTGAGGATCGCCGCCAGGGACTCGGACGTGTGGTCCGTTCCGGCTAGGGTCTCGGTCACCAGGTCGCGCTCGGCGTCGTCCAGGGAGGCGAGGATGGCCTCGACCTTGCCTAGCGGCTTCCTTCGGGCCGGTACCTGGGCCAGCTTCTCTCGAAGCTCGGTCACACTAGTACACCTCCTTGCGCTCAAGCAAGCCGAGAAGGTGCTCGGCCCCATGCTTGAGGTATTCGTCGGTCACGTCGCCCTCGCGGAGTCGGACGGGCTTGGCCGTCACCAGCGCGCGGGTCACCGTGTTGGTCAGCTCGCTCCCGGCCTTGTCCGGGTCTGCCCATGTCCACACGCGGGAGAAGCCGTTCAGCATCCTGCGGTGGCGGCCGGCCCATGCGTGGTTCCCAGCGACGGCAACCGCGTTGAGGCCAATCTTCGTGAGGATGATGCAGTCCAGCTCGCCCTCGCACAGGTGGATTTCGTCGCCGGCCACGTGCAGCGCCGGGACGTTGAACATCCGGGTCGGCTCGCCCTCGAGCGACTTGTACTTGCCGTGGCCCGCGTCCTTGCATGAGTGCACCTGGAGGCAGCGGAAGCGGACGCTGAGTACGCGGCCGTCGTGCCCCAGGTAGGGGATGGCTAGGCGGCCCCGGACGTGCTCATGGCCCGGATGGGGGTCGGCGACGTAGCCCAGCCGGAACGTAGCCGCCTCGGCCTGACCGATTCCTCGCGCTATCAGGTACTCCGCGACTTCGCGCGAAACGGCCCTCTGGTACGAGGTCGTCGCCTCCTCCAGCATCTCCCGTTGCGAACCCGAGAGTGGCCGCAGCGGCTCGTGCTCCTCGGAAATCTGTCCCCTCCTTCTTCATGATCAGGTTCCACACGTCGCCGCCCTCGCCGCAGCGATGGCAGTTCCACAGGCCAGTGCCGCGGAGGTCGAGTGAGCACGACGGCGTGCGATCGTCATGCACGGGACAGCGGACCATCTGACGCGCCCTGGCCCGGTTGACCTGGACGCCGTAGTGCTCCAGGACCTCCGACAGTTCGGGTCGTCCGGAATCCTCGGGCCGCTGTGGCTCAAGCCGCGCGAACCGCGTCATCGTTGCGCTCCTGTCGGAATGCCTGCGCCAGGTCCGGGCGCTCCACCTCGTCGAGCAGCTCCATGAGGTGGCTGCGGCTGTATCCGAGGCGCCTGGCCAGGCTGTCCGGCGTGTCCGTGCCGACGAGGAAGTCCAGCTCCTCGACAACGTACGCCCGACGCTTCGCCATGCAGGCGGCCTCGCAGTACTTGCGGGCCGCGAATGCCTCTGCGCCCTCGCCATACCTCGGCTCGAGGTGGCCCCCGCAGCCGAAGCACATCCGTCGCACCTCGGCCAGCGCGGCCTTCTCGCCGCCCCGGTGGTCGTGGTAGCACCGAAGGGAGCAGAACTGCCGCCGCCGGAACTGGCTGACGGACTCGCGCCCGGCACGATCCTGCTCCATCGTCTCGCCGCATTGCTCGCACGACTTGCGGGCGGGGGCGACGGCTCGGGTCGTGCTGTAGCAATCCCGCGTACAGTACTTGCGTCGCCGAAACTGTCCGGGCAGCTCGCCCTCTCGCCGCCAGGTCGCCTCGCCACAGCCCGCGCACTGCTTGGAGTTCGCGCTTTCGTGCCGCCGTCCGGCCAGGTCGATCAGCTCGGCCAGGTCGGGCTTGTCCCTCACGCAGCCACCTCCTCGGTGGGGTCGGGCCACTTGGCCTTGCGCAGGACGTCGAGCACGGCTTCGCCCTGGTAGGGACCGAAGAACGGACTGTCGCCGAGCCAGGCGCGACCGGCCTCGCGCAGCCACCAGGCGTCGACCTGGTTGTCGTCGCCGAAACTGCCCCTGTATTGGTCGGGAGTCGCGGCGAGCATGGCCGTCTTGTCGGCGTTGCCCTTGCCGGTGGCGAACTTCTTGAGCGTGGCCGGGCTGATCCGCGCGACGGGGACTCCGGCGCTGGCGAGTGCCATGCGGATGACGCCCTGGGCCATGCCGGTCAGGCCGGCGCTCTTGGCGTTGACCGGCAGGTCCTCGATGACGGCCAGATCGACCGGCCAGTGGTCTTCGACGTCGACCAGCAGGCGGAGATAGATGGACTCCAGGCGGTCGTCGCCCTTGAGTCTCGACTTCATCGTGTAGGTCTTGCCGTCCGGCAGGCACACGCCGGTCGCGGTCAGCGACGGGTCGATCCCGAGGACGTTCACTCCGGCCCCCCGTAGGTGTCCTGGAGCGTGCGGATGTACGCGCCGAAGCTCACCAGGATCAGGAGGTAGGTGATGAGGCCGAGAACGGACATGACCACCGTCAGCACGCCAGAGCCGGACAGGATGCCGACGGCGAAGGACGTGACGGGGATGCCCGCAATGAGGGCGCCGATTGCGCTCTTCACAGGTCGATCACTCCAGGTGGGTTGAAGGTGCCCTTGTACGGGCCGAAGCGGGTGTGTTCCGGGTAGGCGCGGAGCGTGCAGAACTGCTGCGCCGACGGGTCCGAGCGGCCCATGCGCTGCTTGATGATGGCGATGTTGTAGGCGTACGACGTCGGGTCGAGCGCCACGGAGAGCGACAGCTCGGGCTTCTCCGACAGCCCGCCCTTCACCTGGTCCCGCGACGGCGGCGTCCAAGGGCTGCTCTTCGCCTCCCAGCCCTTGTCGGTCGCGTGGTGCAGGATCAGGATGGTCGAACCGGTCTCTCGGGCCAGGTCGGTTACCTCGGCCATCGCTGCCATCTGCGCCTCGTAGCTCGACTCGCAGCCCTCGATGTCCATGAGGTTGTCGAGGACGACGATGGCCGGGTACGAATCCCACAGCTCGACGTAGGCGTCCAGCTCTTGTGCCAGTCCGGTCCATCGGATGGGGGAGTCGAAGCAGAGCTGGAACTTCATCGGCGCGATCGCGTCGAGGTACATCTGCCGGGCCGCCGCGTCCGACATGCCCCGCTCGATCTGCTCCGTCGTGTGGCCGGTGACGATCGACGCCAGGCGGGCCGAGGCTGTGAAGCCGCTCATGTCGGCGGACATGTACAGCGTCGGCAGGCCCATCATGGCCGTCCAGAACAGGGCGAACCCCGACTTCTGAGTGCCGGAGCGGCCGGCCACCATGATGACCTCGCCGCGCCGGGGGCGCGCTCCGTGCTGGTAGAGCGGCTCCAGCTCGGGCACGCGGGGGAGTTCGGCGTTCCCCTGGACGTTGCGCGTCAAAGCGCGCTGTGCATTCAGCATTGGCGGCCCCGATCGCCAAGCCACACGCCGTGGCGCCGGCTTGACCGGATGTCATGCCCCGCGCGGCGAAGCTTTTGCGTCAGGAAGGACAGGCGCGCGTAGTTGTGGTCGTCGGGGGCACCGCCGAGTGACACGAATATGTCGATCTGCCGCTGGGGCTCGCTGGTCAGCGCCGCCAAGAACTCTTCCGCAGTGATCTCGCCAACCCCGCGGTACTTCAATGTTGTGGCCACGTGGGGCGCTCCTCCTCTCTGGCCGGGGCGCGGACCGGTCGTCGTTGCCGGCCCGCGCGGTCCAACTAGTACATTCAGTCAGATGGGAGCCCCGGCCAGTTCCTCTTCGAGCCCCTTGACGTACTCGACGACCTTCGCCTGCACCTCGGGCGAGGCCGGGACCCAAATCCACGGCGGATTCATGCCGGGCTTGGCCTTGCCCTGGCCGAGAGTGACGATGACGCCCTTGCCGACGTACTGCTCGAGGTTGCGAGCGAGGGCGGTCTGCTGGACCGTGACGGACTCCCGGACCTCGTCCGGCACGCCGGTCTCGAGCGCGACCTCGGACTTGAAGAAGGTCATGCGGGCGACGGCCGTGTCTTTCGGCCCGTAGTCGGTCGGGCGCTGGCGCTCGTAGCTGAGCGGCTCGATGAGGATGGCGACGGCCTCGGACTCGTCGGCAGGCTTGAAGTAGGAGGTGCCGCCTGCGAAGTTGGTGATCTGAACCACTGGGTGATGCTCCTCTGTTCTGTTGTCCGATGAAGTTGTGTGTGGTGCTGGTGGAGCGGGGTCAGACGAGCTTGAAGTCGCCCCGGCCGAGCGTTTGCGTGAGCAGGTACCCATCGCGGTGATGGACGCCCCTGGCCTCGACGCAGGCGTCGGGTTCGCTCGACGTCGACGTCAGCGTGGCAAGCGCCCCCTTGCGGAAGGCGTGGTAGCCGATCCGCCGAGGCATGTCCGGCTCGGGGTGTGATGGTCCGTCGGTCAGGACCTCGATCGTGTCGCCGATCTGCGGCTCACGCTCCAGCTCCGGCTTCGGGAATGTGTCCGTGAGCCAGGCGATCAACTCGGGCACATCCTCAGCCGCGATGTAGACGTGATGGCCGTCGCCCCGGTCTTCCAGGCGCAGTGCGTCATCCTCGACGGAGGCGGCAACCCGCCCGGCCCCCGCGTCCTCGAACTCGACCCGAGTCACTCTCCGTGCCGCCATCAGGCGATCGCCGCCTTCCGCTCCTTGGCCGCCGCGCCGATGGCCGCGTCGGCCTCCCACTCGGCCTTGTTGTCCCGCCACAGCATCTGGAGTTCGCGGACCGTGTTGGCGGCCTTGACCTTGTCCATGAGCGTCTGCGGCTGTGCCTGGGCCGGAGCCTGGCCGGCGCCCGCGGCGGGGTCTGCTGCGGCGCTGGCGGCCTGCGCCTGCGCCCAGGGGTCGTCGCTCGCCGGTGGCTGGCCGATCGGCGCGGCGCCCGCCTGCGACACAGCCGGGGCCTGCGGAGTAGAGACCACCGTGGCGCCGAGGTCGTTGCGGAGCTTGTACAGCCCCTTCGCCTCCTGGTCCGCGCGGACGACGAGCTGGGCCAGCGTCTGGCCCTCCAGTTCGGCGGCGTTCCACCCGAAGGCCGCGATGAGTCGCAGCCGCTGGTCGTGAACATCCTCGCCGCCGATGGTCAGCCACGGCGCGTGGAAGTCGTCCTTCTTGTCGCCGTACTTGATGGAGATATTCCCTCCGTTGCTCACTGAGTGAGCCCTCCTCTCGGTTGGTGAGACCAACACTATCCTGTCGGTCCAACTAGTGCAACTCAGCCTGATGTGATCTGCTTCATGTCCGACGAGACCTCCAGCGCGGGCAGCTCGTCAGCGCGCTCGCCGCCCATGAGGGTGCAGAAGTCGCGCACGGAGCACGACTTGCACATCATGCCGGGCGACGGCAGGAACACGCCGGCCCGGATGCCACGCCAGGCCATAGCGAACTGGACGTCCACGTACTCCGGCGTGAACCGCGACAGGTCCTCCATGTATTTGAGGCCGTCGCCGTCCTTCTCGTAGTTCTTCGCCATCCAGAAGCCGCCCCGGCGCACCGGCAGGCCGTAGTCTCGCGCTAGGCCGACGCCGTACGTGCCGAGCTGGAGGCTCGACTTAGGCTCGTGGTTTCCGCACTTGAGGTCCACCGGCACGCCCGTGCCGTCGTTCGGGTCGACGAAGACCCGGTCGATGTAGCCGACGAACGGCTCGCCGCCAACGTGCACCTCGATCGGCACCTCGATGCCCGGCTCGCCCCACGGCGTCTCCCAGAGCCGGTACCCGGTGTTCTCGCGCCAGCGAATCCAGGCCGAGACGTACAGCGGCCCATGGGTGAGCCACCAGGACTTGTTCTGCTTGTCCGGCCACGCCTTGCTGGCCCGGCCGCTGGCCCGCAGCGCGCTCTCGGGGAAACCGGAGCGTTCGACCTCCTCGGCGATCGCCTCCTCGAAGGCTGCTTCGAAGTCGAGCACCTCGACGTCCTCGCCGAACCAGGCCCGGTCGGCCAGCTCGGTCACGTGGTGCACCGCGGTGCCGCCGACGGTGTTCCAGTACGACGGGCCACGCACGCCGTGACCTCGCTCGATCCGGTACCGCTCGCCGCACTCTGCGTACGTCGACAGCGCCGAGAAGCTGAGATGGCCCGGTAATCGAAACTGCTTGGGACCGGGGAGGTCTGTCTTGGCCGGCGCGCTCGAGTCGACCGGCACGATCTCCAGCGCCGTCACTCGTCGTCCAGGTCAGTCGGGACCAGGTAGATCCGCGTGCGCCCGTCCGGCAGGACTTCGGCCTCGCACTCGTCGGGCTCGATGACCTCGAAGCCGAGCGCTTCGGCGAGATTCAGCGCCTTGGCCAGGTTGCGCGTGTCGTAGTCGGGCTGGAGTTCGACGTGGAAGTCGTATGCTTCGTCGTCGAGGCTGAGGTGGACGTCCTTGGAGATGGCTCGCGCGACGCGGGTCTGCGGCCCAGCGCCCAGTGGAACTGCTGTCACTAGTGGGAACCTCCGGTGTACTAGTGTGACCTGACAGGACCCTTGTGTACCACGCTCGGGGTGCATGGTGCAAGCGGTGTGCCCCAGGTGATCTGGGTGAAGAATCCCCCCGGATTACCCCCTGTCGGGCTGCCCTGCACAGCCCGCGGTCACGACGATGACGTTACTTGACCGGGAAAACGTTCTCAACGGCCCGAGTACGTTTCTAAACGTGACATAAAACACAGAAAGGGCGCCACGCACCGAAACGCGTGGCGCCCTCCAGGGGTCCGTGTTAGTGCCTGCTGGGTCGCTCGGTAGACGGCGAATCCGGCACCCGAATCAGGTCCGTGTCGATGCCCTCCCGCGCCGGCACGTAGAACCATCCCTCCTTGGTGTCGGGCTCGTAGTGCACGACCCGGCCGTCAGTCTTGAGCCGCTCCTTGAAGCTGTCGAGCCGCGCTTTGTCGTCCTTGTCGATCGACTTACCGGCCCTCAACTTCGCCTCGAGCCGGAGCATCTTCGGCGCAAACAGCCAGCGATGCTCTCGCTTCATAGCCCAGGGAATCAGGCTGTCATCGCGGACCGTGCGGCGATCAAGTCCGCGGCGTCGCCGAAAGGCCGCCCACATCGATTGCGACGTCTCGATGTTGTACTTGGTGCGGTACAACTCGATGATCTCGTTGTAGGTCTTGCCCTCCTCCATCCAGCGGATGGCCTCGTTCTCGTTCTGAATCTTGGGCCTACCCATTGCGTCGCCCACTCCCCTTCTTTCGCCCCCGGTGGCCCCCCGTGAGCACCCGGACATAACGATCGTGCAGCAAGAGTGTGATCGTGTCAAGATTGGAGCGCAAGTTGCCTACTGATTGGTACACTTGGTGCTGTCAGGGAGGTGTCAGGGCGATGGCCTACATAGAGGTTTGTGACAGGAGCGAGGACCACGGGCGAATGGTGAGAGAGTTCACGATCTCATCCGGGGGGCGTTCTGCGAGGGTGGTCCTGTGTGAGACGTGCGCGCGCGACATGGATGAGCTGATGGGTGGGGGCCAGCAGGCGTCGAGGCCACGCGCCCGGCCGGCGCGCGGCTATGAGCAGGCGTCGAAGTCAATGGAGGAGATCGAAGCCCTCAAGCTCCGGTAACTTCCCGATAGCGCCGCAGCAGCTCCTCCAGCGAGGAGCCGAGTGCGGTAGTAATGCGATCCAACTGCACCAGATCGAGCCGTAGCTCGCCGCGCTCGTAGCCCGAGACGAATCGCTGCGGCTCGCCGATGCGCGCCCCTAGGTCGCTCTGGCGCAGGTCGGCTTCCTCCCGCAGCTCCCGCAGGATGCGGCAGAGCTTGGCGTGCTCGGGGGAGCGGATCGACTTCTCCATGAGCGTCAGGCCAGCGCCCCTGGCGTCCAATACAAACTTTGTATAAGGTGCGCTATGGGTCGGATGCCCGACCCGTTCCCACTTCCCGCAGATCTAAGCGCCGGTCGGGCGGGTGCTGTGGGGGATTTGTCCGGGGTTGGGTGGATGGTGGCCGGACATCAAGAGCGAGCAATCGCCAGGGGGGCAAGGGTTGACACGAGGCAGATACCGACCGGGCATGACGCGAGGGAACCGCGAAGCGGCGACCAGGACGAAGCGCATGACCGTGACGGCACTCTTGCTATTCACGGTCACCGCGGTGGCCGTGCTGTTCAAGTGGAGCAACTACGGTGCCGCGAGCCTGTACGGGTATGCGGTGTTCGCGATCCTGGGGACCAAGCTCCTGCTGTCGCTGATCCCGCAGCGGAAGCGGCCGGAGGCGAACCACAACAAGCGTGTGGGCGTCATCGTGACCATCTACAACGAGGACCCCGAGCTGCTGCGCAGGTGCATCGACTCGCTGCTCAACCAGACCTTCCAGCCGACGCGGCTGATCATCGTGGACGACCACTCCGGCAAGCTGGCCGCGTTCGAGATGGCGAAGTTCTACGCGACGATCGATCCTCGGGTCACGGCTGTGCGCCAGCCCGAGAACCTCGGCAAGCGCGAGGGCCTGGCCGTCGGCTTCCGCGAGATGGCCGGCGAGGTCGACGTGTTCGTCTGTGTCGACTCCGACTCCGTGCTCGAGCCGAACGCCATCGCCGAGGGCATGCGGGCGTTCCGGTCGCGCAAGGTGACCGCGGCGACCGGGCTCGTGCTCCCGCTGAACTACGAGACGAACGCCCTGACCCGGCTGCAGGACGTCCGCTACGCCAACGCGTTCCTGGGGGAGCGCGCGGCCTACTCGCAGTTCGGATCGGTGCTGTGCGTGTGCGGGATCCTGGCGTTCTACCGCGCCGACATCGTGATGAAGAACCTGGACGACTTCCTGACGCAGGAGTTCCTCGGCAAGCCGGCCGTCACTGGCGACGACCGTCGCCTGACCAACTACGCCCTGACGCAGGGCCGGGTCGAGTTCGTCGAGTCGGCGATCGCGCACACCGCGGTGCCGGAGAAGTTCAGCCACTTCGTGCGCCAGCAGGCGCGCTGGGGGCGCAGCTTCTTCCGCGAGTCGCTGTGGGTGCTCGGCAACCTGCGTCCGTCGCGCATGGCGTGGTGGCTGACGGCGCTGGAGATCGCCCAGTGGGCGGTGTTCTCGACCCTGATCATGTACGTCGTGGTTATTCACCCGCTGGTCGGCGGGGAGCCGATGATCGGGCAGTACCTGCTGTTCGTCGGCTTCATGGCCCTGGCTCGCGCAGTGCGCTACTTCGACGTGCGTCGCGATGGCCAGGGTGTGCTGTCCAGGCTGGGGACGTTCTTCACGGCGCCGATCTACGGGTACATGAACCTGTTCGTCATGCTCCCGCTGCGGTTCTACTCTCTCGTCACGCTGCGCCTGGCGAGCTGGGGGACACGCAAGTCGGTGGAGGTCACTGCCCAGCCGGCGCAGTCGGAGCCGGAGGCTGAGCCTCCACGCGCGCTGGCCGGCGCGCAGCAATGACCGACGGGGCGGCGGCTCCATCCACTCGCGCCGCCCCGTCTCCAGCCACGTACGATGTCCGGACATACTTGATCGAAGGAGGCAGGGTGGGACTCACGCGCAAGCTCCTGAGCACCAGCACGGCCGGTGCGGTGGACTTCCGGTCCGACAAGGAGCGCACCGCCCGCAAGACCGCCAAGGGCGCCCGCGCCGGCAAGAAGGGCAACAAGATCGCCAAGGCCGACGCGAAGGTGTCCAAGAAGCAGCTCAGCGCCATCGAAGAGCAGAACCGCCTACTCGAGGAGCAGAACCGCCTCCTCGCCGAGCAGGCTGTAGACGACGACGGCCAGGAGCGCTAGCTGGAGTCGGCCCGCACGCGCGGGCATGTGGCACCACCTCCCGCGTGTGCGCGGGTAGAACGACGAAGAGCCCCCGTCCCGGAAGTCCAGGACGGGGGCTTCTTCATGCGATCAGCGGGTGGCCGGCTTGCCGTCGTACCTGGGCGCCTGGTTGGAGCCGAGCACGAGCCGGGTCAGCCACGCGGGCACGCGGTGCTCGAGCCGGCGCCACACGGCGTACCAGACGGCCACCACGGCGCCGGTGATGAACAGGACGAGGTCGCCAGACGTGAGCAGCGCGACCACCGGGGCCGGCAGCCAGGCGAGTTGCGCGGCGCCCCAGGTGATGAGCGCGCCCCACAGGACCGGCACGACGGTGCGCAGCCAGGAGGCCATGCCGCCGCCGATGGCACCCTTCGCGCGGATCACGCGGAGCAGGGTCTTGAGGTTGCGGATCACGGTGTTCACTTGTGGGTTCTCCTCCTACAGGACGATGGCACCGATGGCCACGACTACGGCCAGGGCAGCGATCAGGGTCTTGACGGCCCAGCGGGCGAAGGCCCGGTCGGCCTTGCGTGCCTCGACCTCGGTGGCGAGGCTGCCCTCGAGTGCCGAGATGCGCGTCTCGCGGGCTTCGACGACGCGCAGGCGGTCCTCGTGGTCGTCGATCTTCGTGCCGTGTTGGGTCAGCACGACGTCGAGCTTGGTCTCCAGGCGGGTGAGCCAGAGGCGGACGTCCTCGTCGCTCATCACGCGGCCCCGGAGCGGGCTTCGTCGCGCTCGTCGCGCAGGGCCTCGGCCAGGACCTCGAGTGAGGCGACCTGGGTGGACAGGTCGGCGATGCGCTCGGCCTGGCGCCGGATGACGGCGTCCTTGTCGATCTGGGGAAGGTCGCTCATGTCGCAGACTCCTGCGGTTGGTTGTTGTCCTGACCCCAGCCGCCGCCCGTGTCGCGGTCGGGGTCCGGGGTTCTGGTTTCTTGTTCGATGTCGAAGTCGGCGCCGTGGCGCTCTGCCTTCACGAGCCAGGAGAAGGACTGGCCGGCTTGGCCGGTGACCGTGAAGCGGCCGTCCATGACGGCGGTCCACTCCACCGGTGCCCCGTGAGGCGTCACCAGGGCCGTGCGGTTGTCTGTCTTGGCCAGTGCCTCGAAGTAGTTCGGCAGCTCGACCACAGCCTCGCCGCGCTCGTCGAGCGTGGCCGAACCCCAGTATTCGATGCCCGAGACCGGGGACTCTGTCGAGGCGTGGAGCAGGTCCATGCCGGGCTTCGTCGGGTGCGGGATGCGGAAGTTCTTGATCGTGCTCGTGACCGAGGTGGCGTGAAGCAGCCCGTTGACATCGACCCGATAGTCCCGCCCTCGCAGGTTCGGGGTCAGGTTGATGTCCCCGTTGGCTCCCAAGTACATGTGGCCGTCCCCGGCCCCATCGTTGATGAACACGATGTCTCGGCCGATACCCCAGGAGCCGTCACTTCGCCCCCGGACGACGGCGCCATTGACGCCCGAGTTGTCGCCGCCGTTGATGCCGAACGCCCAGGAGCCGTCGCCGTGTGCGTAGGCCACTGGGTAGCCCTGGAGGCCATTGCCGATCCGGAACTCGCCCCGCGCCTGCTGGAGCTGGAACTGGTTGTGCCGGGCGTCGGCGTGGGGGACGCCTGAGTTCAGGTGTAGCGACGGGCTGGGCTGGGTACTGGAGCCGTTGTCCCAGCCGAGGATGTTTGGTGCGGTGTACCAATCGCCCGCGGTCTCTGGGTAGAAGTACACGGCCGGGTTGTCTAGGCCGGTCTCCCGGATCTCCACCCTCGGCGTCGCCCAGCCAGTTCGGAACGTTCCGGTGAACGTGGCGCTCCCGCCCGAGGAGATCTCGACCGTCTGTTGGCCGCTGCCGTTCCAGGCGGCAATGCCCTGGGAGTCGATCCGGATGCGCTCATTCGCGCCCGAGTACACGCGCAGGCCGGACGGGTCGATCTGCACCCGATCCGACGTGTCCTGGCCGACGGCGTCCTGGACGATGACGTCGTCCACGATGTAGCGGCCGTCGGTGCCGGAGTGGTTTCGCACGGCGAGGTACGCCTGGTAGTGCACCGCCGTGTCCGGGACCGTGAGAGTGCCTTCGGCGTTCTCCCACGAGAACGTCGCGCCGGTCTGGCCGATCTGTCTCGAGTGGTACGTCGTGCTGCCGTCATCATGGACGACCTGGATGTAGATTCGCAGGAACGAATCGGGGCCGGTGATGCCACCAGAGCCTGCCGTGCGCCCCCATCCCGAGACGTAGATGCGCCGGGATGCGGGGATTGGCAGCTCGGGCGTCAGGTACATCGTCGAGGAGCCGGGGGTCGGGTCGCACTCCAGTGACCGGGCGCCCCTCCGCGGGTACGAGGTCCTGACGGCCCAGGCGCCCACGGCGGCCGGCATGGCCGTCTCGCCATCGCCAACCGCGGTCCAGTAGTCGAGGTCCTCGAAGCCGGGGTCGCTCACGCGGTTCACGCCCGCGCCGGCCATCTGCGACGGGGTCACCGAGCCGATGCGCAGCTTCTCGGCCGTGATTGAGCCGGCCGCGATCTTGTCGGCCGTGATGGCGTTGGCTGCGATGTGGCCGGCCTCGATCGCCAGGGCCTGGATCAGGCCACCGGTGATGGTCTCGCCCACGATCTTCTCGGACGCCACGAGCGTGCCGTCCTTGATGTGGGCACTGTCGATGATCTCGCCGATGATGTCCGTGTCGACCAGCGGCTGCACCTGGATCGTGCTCACACCCGACGGGTCCGAGCTGTTGTCAGACCGGTCGACGGCGACAAAGGCCACGTGCACGTCGGTGTTGTACGGCAGGTCGGTCAGTACGGTGAGGTTGCGTTCGCCGACCAGGGTGTCGACCAGGCTCGCCGGGGTCGGCGTGAATGCCGGGTCGCTGCCGACATGGACCTCGATGTGCGAGAGGTCGCGGGGCATGCCCGCGCCGTCGAACGTCTGCCCGTCCCATTCAACACGGACCGTGCCGAGCCGGGACGACAGGACCGGCGTGCTCGGCGCCGGGGGCGGGATCTCGTCGTCGGCGATCTCGACCTGGAGGATCTCCGAGAACTCGCCGGCCCCCGCGTACTGGGCGACGGCGCAGACCTTGAACTGCCACACCTCGCCGACGTCGAACGGCGAGTGCGCCACGTGCGTTCCATCTACACGAGCCAGGCGGAACCAGTTCTGCTCGCTGTTGAGCGGCCGGCCGTACAGGTCGTACCGGACGATCTCGATGTTGGTGCCGTCGGTGGCCGTGGTGACGGCCGCCCACTCGGCCTCGATCAGTCCGCGGGGGATGCCCGCCGAGTTGATGTAGCCCTGCGAGTTGAGCATGAAGCCCTGTGGCGCGTTCGCGGCGCGCGTGTCCTGCCCGACGTCGGTCGGCGGTGGCGGCTGCGGCTTCGTGCCGGTGCCGCCGTTGCTTGAGGCGCCTCCAGCGATGTCGCGGGCACGCTGTGCGGCCTTCACGCTGGCCTCGATGAACCGATCGTTCAGGGTCAAGTTGCCCTGCACGACGCCGTTGGCGTCTTTCGACAGGGTCAGCGACCGGATGCGAGCGCGCGTCTTGGCACCATCTACGCCGGGGGCGTAGATCCAGTCGCCGGGGCGGTAGTCGCGCAGCACGATCCAGCGACTCGCTGCGAAGATCAGGCCGCGGGTCATCTGGATGCGCTCGCGTTCGCCCTCGCGCAGCGTCTTTTCGGCGAGCAGGATGGCGGTACCTTCGTCGGACACGCCGCCCTGATCGATAGTGACCTCGAACTCGCCCCACGGGGAAACGGCGGCCGGGTTGGATACCTCCACCCGGAGGCCGTCTTCGCCGCGCAGCAGCGCACGGTGGATCAGCCCGGAGGCGTCACCCTTGTCAGGGGCCGAGGTGATGTCCAGGCCGGACCGGAGGTTCACCGGGTTGTCGCGGGTCGTCAGGTCACGCGCGAGCAGGGTGTCGGCGTTGTAGACGTGCAGCTCGCGACCCCAGAAGTTCCAGTCGATCGCGCCCTGGTCGGCGAGCGAGCTGAGGACCTGGTCGAGCTTCATGCCGACGTCAAACGACAGGTTCAGGCGCTCGACCCAGGGCTCGCCGTCGGAGTCGCTGGCGTCGGAGATGTCCCACGACATGCCGGGCACACAGCCCCGCGCCTGCGCCTCCTCGAGCAGGGTGCGGAGGATCTCGCCAGGCGTGGCGTCGACGAACTGGCGCCGGCCGTCCTCGTCCATGTGGCCGCTCTTGCCGCGCACCTGCGCAGTTCGCAGCAGCCAGGAGTAGCCCGGCATGCTCAGCTTGAGCGACTTCGCCTCGTCGAGGTGGTCAGCGCTCCAGGCGAGGCGGATGAACCGGCCGTTCGGGGGCTCGGTCCAGTCGGCGCCGGTATTCCACTCGACGGCGACCTCGCAGAAGCTCTCGAGCCACTCGGAACCGGGCAGGCCGCGAGTGTAGGAGAGGTCGAGCGCGGGGCGGTCGTTGAGCGGGAGGCTGGTGGAGGTACTGGTGGGGTGGTGGAGCACGCCGAGGCGCGCGCCGTCCGGCTCGTAGGCAACGAGCCTGATATCGAACGTCACAGTAGCCAGGCCCTCCGTGCTCGGATCTTGACAGTGCCGGTGCCGCCAAACCGGTAGACGTCCATCGAGACGACGGACTGGGTTTGGGTGTGGGTGTAGTGCGGGACGAGGGAGAAGCCACCAGGGCCAGCGTCGAGGTTGCCGGTCACGTCAACGGACGTGTCGGGGTCGAGCGGGTTGCCCTCGTACCGGATGGCGCGCATGTCGAGTACGTCGATGCGCAGGCCCTGGCCGGGGCCGGACGTGGCATTGAGCTCAATCCACTGTCCGCTGGTCTGGTCGGTGACGCGCAGCTGCGTCATCGAGCCGTCGGCGTAGATGATGGCGTCACGGATCGGCGCGTTGCCGCCGCCCAGGGTCGGCGACGAGGTGGACCACGTCTCGCCACTGGACAGCGATGGGGACGTGGCCGTGGTCCAGCGCTCTTCCCGCCACAGCGGGTCGGGCAGCTCGAACACGAGGATCACCCGCACGTTGCGCGGGTCGAGGAACTCGGGCTGGATCGAAGTGACGACGCGGGCGCGGGTGAAGTGCTGCTTGTCGCCGCGCACGCGGTGGATCGTCTGGAGGTCTGTACGCCTGCCGGCCAGCCCGAGGATGTACTGGAGGTTGTCCTCGAGCTGGCCGAAGCCGCGAGTGGTGCCGTGCTGGTCGTTGTCGGTCACGATCAACCGCAGGGCCAGGGTGCCGGACTGGTAGTGCTCGTTGTGCTGAGCGATCAGCCCGTCACGCCCCGGCACCGATATGGCGGCCGAGCGCACGGCCGGGATGGACTGGTATGGGTTGTCCCGCTCCAGGAACCATCGCAGGCCGGGGTCGTCCAGGGGAGTCGCGCCGAGCTTGTACGTGGTGTCCAACGGTGCGACTCCCCTTCATCAGAGCCCAAGGGCCGCAGCCACCTGGAGCGAGTCGTTGACCTGCTCCGATGCCGGCTGGGCCTGCGGGTTGTGGTTGGTCTGGTAGATCGTGATGTTCCCGGCCGTGGCGCCGTCGTCGAACTCGGCCGAGTCCGGCTGGAGCGACGGCAGCGCCGGGTAGGCGGACTGGGCCAGCCGCTGGGCAGCCTTCTCGGCCTCTCGCTGGGAGGCGAGGATGCCGTCGGCGAGTCCGGAGCCGATGGACTGGCCCGAGTAGAAGACCCAGCCCTTGCCCGAGAACGGACCCTTCTTGGCTGGCGAGAACGGGAAGTAGTCCCGTAGCCCGCCGAGGAATCCGCCGACCGAGCCCGTGACCGAGTCGAAGGCGGACTTCATGCCGTCGCCGAAGCCTTCGATCAGTGACCGACCGGAGTCCCAGAGCCAGCTACCGGCGTTGGCGAACAGGCCCAGGACATCGTCCTTGAGGTCGCCGAAGAAGTTCTTCACGCGACCAAGCCCGCCCGTCACGGCGCTGCCGAGGCGACTCAGGCCGCGTCGGAACAGGCCGACCAGGCCGTTGAGCGCCCCCGAGGCGATGCCCCGGATGTTGCTCAGGGCTCCGGAGAAGAACGACCGGATGCCGCCCCAGGCGCCTCGGAAGATGCCCGCGACCGCGCCCAGGGCGCTGCTGAACAGTCCCTTGATGCCGTTCCAGGCGCCCTTGAATAGACCCTTCAGCGCGCGCATCCCGGCCTTGGCGATCCGGAAGACGCTGACGCTCATCCAGACCTTGAACAGCCCGACGATCACGTCCCAGACGCCAGAGAAGATCTTCTTGATGCCTTCCCAGACGCGCTTCCAGTCACCCGTGAAGATCCCGGCGAAGACGTCGAAGATTCCGGTGATCACGTCGAGCGCGCCCTGGATCGCCTGCGTTGCACCCTCGACAAGGGTGAGCAGGGTCTGGGCGAAGAACTTCGTGAGGAACTCGACGATCGGCCCCAGTAGTGGCAGGACCTTCTCCAGCGCGGACGCCAGAGTGGTGAACAGCTGAGCCAGGATCGGCGCCAGGTCCCGCAGGAGCTGAGCCACGATCGGCAGGACCGTAGTGGCCAGCATCGTGAACAGGTCCACGAGGACGGGCAGCATGGCGATCAGCGCCGGGAGGAGTCCCGTCGTGATCAGGACTGCCAGGGCGTCAGCCACCTGGAGCAGCACCGGCCCGAGGGCCTGGAGGACCTGCAACAGTGCGGCGCCCAGGAGCGCGACGACCGGCTCGAGAACCGGCGCCAGGCGCTCGATGATCCCAGCCAGGATCGTGAACGCCTCGCCCAGGATCGGGCCGATTACAGCCGCGAGCTGGCCGGCCAGGCTGCCGAGCGCGCCCAGGGCGTCCGCCACGGGGCCGAGCGCGGGCAGGAGTCCGTTGACACCCTCCTCGACTCCGTCGAGGAAGTCCGTGAGTCCGCGCTGGAACTCGGGCCGGGCGAGGGCGTCGGCGATGCCGCCGAGCGCGCGGCCGACGATGCGACCGATCTGCGGCAGGGCCACGCCGAGCGTGTCCGCGAACGTCGTGAAGAAGTTCGTCAGGCCGGGGCCGGCCTCGTCGGCGATGTTGTCCATCGCTTTGTGTGCGGCCTCGAAGACCGTGACAAGCTTCGACTGGAACGGCTCGCCGTTGACGACGTCCGCGATCCGCTCGAGCGCGTCCGCAAGGGAACCGAGCGTGGAACCACCGGCTGCATTCGCAGCTTCGGCGATGCCGAACAGGATGCGGCCCGTCTCGCGCAGCACGCGCCCCAGGTCGGCCAGCGCCATGATGCCGGCGTCGATCCAGCCCTGGAGCCGGCCGTCGCTCGCCGCCTCGGTGAGCCAGGCGTCGAACTGCCGGGAGATGCGCACGAACCACTGGGCCAGGCGCGGCAGGTAGGACGAGCCCGCGGTGCCGAGCGTCTCGATCGCCGACGCGATAGCGTCCGTGCCTTCGGCAGCGATGTCGATTGACTCGTTGAGGTTGTCGAACATCTCCTCGAGCGAGCCGTCGAGGAATCGCTCCAACGAGCCCGACAGGTTGGCGAAGTAGCCGCCGAGAGCGGTGGCGGTTCCGCGGAGCCCAGCGGCGAGCTGGGGGAACAGCGTGTCGATCAGGTTGCGGATCGGCTGCTCGGCCTCGGACCAGAAGCGGTCGGAGAGCTGGTTCTGGAGTCGGGCGAAGCGGTCCCCGACGTCGGCCAGGACCTCGGGCGCGTCCTGGAGGACGGCGATGAGCGTGCCCATTGCGATGCCGACACCGGCGAAGATGCCGGGCAGCGCGAGGGCGACTCCTGAGATCTGCGCCAGCGACGCGGACAACGCGAACAGGTTGCTCGCGCCGGCCAGGCCGGCCGCGCCGAGCGTGCCGATGGCGAGAGCCGCCTGCGCCAGGATCGGGATGCTCTTGTCGAGGTTCAGAATCTGCCGGTTGAGTCGCTGGACGTAGTCGCCCAGGACACGGAAGCCGGACAGTGCCGACAGTGACGTGGCGGCGCGCAGGGCTGCCGCCTGGGACACGCGGGGGATCAGCTCGACGACCCGCGACCGGCTCAGGTAGGCAAGCTCGGCCTGCGCCTCCCGGTACGCCGGGTCGGCGACATCGGGCTCAAGCTCGATCTGCTCACCCTCGTACTCCTCGATCAGCTCGTCGAGCTGGTCACGGAAGTCGTTGAGAGAGCCCTGGTCGCGTGCGATCTCGAACTCGATGGTCTTCTTCTCGACCAGCTCGTCCACCTGCTGCCGGAGCTTGCGCAGGCCCTCGATGTTGTCCTCGGCGCTGAACTGGATCGGCCGGGACTCCAGCTCGGCGACCATCTCGTCGCGCATCGCCTGGAGCGACTGCTCGGAGTAGTTGACGCTGAGGTCGACCTCCGGATGCCGGATCTTGTCCAGCTCGGTGTCGATCTGACTGATGGCGCGGAGGACGGAGTCCTCGTTGTCCATCGCCACGCGCAAGTCCAGCGTCCGGCCTTGCGCGATCATGTCGTCGAGGCTGTCGCGGAACTCGCGCAGCGAGTCTTGGTCTGCGTCGACTTCGACGTTGACCGTGTGTGGCTGGTCGACAAGGGCGTCGATCTGCTTGCGCAGCTTCTCGTACCCCTCGAAGGTCTCCTCGACCTCGAACCGCAGGGGCTTGTCCTCGATCTCTTCCTCGAGCAGCTCACGCGCAGCGTCCAGGCTGTCGCGGTCCAGCTCGACCTCGAGCTTCTCCAGGTCGAGCCGGCGCAGCTCCTCGTTGATTCGGTCGATCGCCTCCTGGAGCGAGCCCCGGTCGTCGGCGTCGTACTCCAGCTTGATCTTCTTGATCTGATCCTGGATGCGCTTGGTGGCAGCGCGCGCGTCGGCTTGGGCCTTCTCGCCGTCGACATTCACCTGGGCGGTGAGGTCGGACTCGCGGATCTCGGCCTGCATCTCGCGCGTGGTGCGCTCCAGCTCGCGCAGCGCATCGCCGGCATCGACCTTCACGTTGATGGCGTCGGTCGACTTCTCGATCTTCTTGAGCTGGCCCTTGAGGTTCTTCCGGAACGCAGAGGTGTCCGGGAAGACCTTCACGCTGACCTTGCCGATGACGACGCCGGGATCAGCCACGACCTACCTCCTGCTCATCTTCATCCACAGGTCCTTGACCGTGGCCTTCTTCTTGGTGGTCGCACTGGCCGTCTCGGGCCGGGGCCACTCCGGGAACTTGGGCTCCTTGCCCTTCTTCCAGTTACCGGAGATCTTGGTGTTGAGGTTGAGCGCGTCGAACAGAGAAGCGAGCACGTGCCGCTCAACGCCCCAGCCGAGGTGTTCTGGGCCGCCGCGCATGAGCGCGTGCGTCATCGAGTCGTCTGGGAGCCTCCACACGAGCTGGAGGACGAGAGCCGGGGCTGGCCCGTCTCCTCTGATCACGGCCGCCAGGTCGACGCCGTAGTAGTAGAGGAGGTCCGGGTACAGCCCGCGGCCGTAGTCGTCGATCAGCTCGGCGAGGCTCAGGCTTCCCCCGCCGAGGTGCCCTTCGTGTACTTGTCGAACACGGCGGCGACCATCGTCAGGTCGGACAGCGCCGCGTTGAGCTTCTCGCCCTGGATCGGCCGCTCGCACACGGTGCCCAGCACCTCGCGCAGAACGGCCTCCTGGTCGACGTCGTCCTCCTCGTCAGCGTCCTTGTTCTTGTCGAGCACCGCCTGGAGCCGGCTGACCTCGTCGCGCGCCTCCTTGCCCAGGCGCAGCGGGTTGAGCATGACGACCTTGAACTCGCCGGACTCGCGCTCGGCGTCGGGAAGGGTGATGGTGACGTCGGCGTACTTCTCTTCGGCGTACGCGCGGATGTCGTCCAGGGTGAATGCAGTCATGGGGTGCGGACCTCCGTTGTGGGTCGCGGACCGAGTTGGAGCCCCCTCCCGCGCCGGGTCCGCACGCAGCGCGGGAGGGGTGGATCAGGGGAGCGGAAGGTCCCCCAAGTGCGCATCGCTGAGAGGCGTGGGGGGCATGGACTGACTCAGGGAGTGACGTCGCCGAGCGGCGTCACCGCGTAGGCCCAGGTGTTGCCGCCGTAGACCAGTGGGGTCACGGACAGCGGCAGGCCGGCGAGCGACTCGGCGTCCGGGACGGACAGGTCGTCGCCGCGCAGGATTTCCGCACTGGGCGCGTAGAAGGCGAACACGTTCGAGGCGTCGATGAAGACGGCCAGGAACGCGCAGCGGGTGGGCTGCGGCGTCTGCGGGACGCCAAGGGTGCCGTCGGCGTTCTCGACGGCATTGCTGCCGAAGTACAGCTTGAGCGCCGCCCTGTCGAACTGCTGGAGGGTGAAGGTCATCGCCTCGGTGCGCGGGCTGTACGTGGTCCGCAGGCTCTTCGCCTGGAGCGTTCCGAGAACGGTCTGCTCGCCGCCTTCGGAACTGAGGGCCAGGATCTCCTCGAGCGAGGTGTGGCCGACGTTCTCCCAGTCGACCTCGGGGGCGGTCAGGTCGGCCGGCAGAGCGGTGCCCTCGGGGGCGGTGAGGTAGTTGCCGTCGTTGACGACAAGCGTGGCGGCGTTGTTCAGGGCCACTGCGATCCTCCTTGGATCAGGAATTGGGCATGCGAAGAGACCGCCGCCTCGCCAGGAGGTGCGGTGGTGAAGGTGGGGAAGGGCCGGCTACAAGGCGCGGCGGATCGTGATGCCGTAGAGCGTTTCGTAGCGCCAGACCCCGGTAGGCAGGTCGGCGTACTGCACCGGCCCGGAAGATGTGGCCCAGTCGGTTACGCGGCGCGGCGACTCGAGCATGCGCAGGCGAGTAACGGAGCCACGACCGGGAACGGTCACCTTGTTCATCCAGGCGTTGCGCAGAACCACCCGCACGGCGTCAGACAGCCGAGCACCGTCCTCGTCGCCGTCGGGGTCCGCGGTGAACGTGTGGATCGTGAAGTCGCCCTGGTCGAGGAATCGGATGTCGCCGTCCCAGTAGCCCTGCTGCGCATGTCGGCGAACCAGGACGAACGGCAACACCTCGCCCTCGACGAAGGCCCGCAGGCCCTCCTCGGGGATCAGGGAGTAAACCGCCACGCCGGGAAGGCCGTCGCGCAGGATCGGCAGGAGGACGTCCTCCAGGGGCGCGAACTCGACCAGCTCGTCGACAGCGTCGGGGAGTGGCATCAGGGCGCCTCCCCGTAGATCCCAGCCGCGCGCCGCAGGACCGCCAGGCCCTCCATCTCGCCGACTGTCTTGCCGTCGTCGTTCTCGCGGCCCTTGCGGCCGAACTCGATCGACATGGCGGCCTTGAGGCCGCGCTCGTCGTTGAGGGTCACGTACTGGTCGACGTCGCCACTCTCGGTCTCGATGAAGGCGTGGCCGTCGTGGCGGTGCCGGGAGAGGATCGCGTCCGCCTTGTTGCCGATGCTGACGGCGTGGCCCTTGATGGCGTTCTGCGAGGAGCGGTGTAGGGCGATCGCCCGTTCCAGCTCCATGCTCTTCACGCGCCGGTAGACCTCGGCCATCACGGCACCTCCGGGAGTGCGTCTTTGGCGGCACCGCCCGGCCGCTCGCGCAGGTCGATCGACCAGTGGCGGACGTGGCGAGTGCCGTGGTGATAGGCGGGCGGGGCGGCGACGTCCCAGACAGAGCCGTCCCACTCGGCGCGAGAGAAGCTCCCGACGCCGGGAAGGTCGCGCGTGACGCCGACACGGATGACGTTGATCTGTTGCTGACCGGCCATCGACGCGATCGAGGAGCGCTGAGGGATGCCCCAGGCCGTGGTCTCGATCACCGAGTCAGGGTCGGCCGCCAGCACCTTGTTGCCGCGCCGGTCGGTCACTTCGCGCATCTGCCAGAACCGGATCGGCCGGCCGTGCCGGCGCTGCCGGCTCACCAGTCATCCTCGGCGGCGTGGAACGGGAACGGCTCACTACTGCCGACGACCGGCACGTACTCATCGCGCCGGCTGCGCAGCTCGCCCCACGGTGAGATCGGTGCGGACTGAATCCCACCGCGGCCGGCCGCAGAGGCGGCCATCTTCTGCTCGGCGTCGGTGAGGTACGGCGCAGGGTGCGCCTCTTCCCAGGCGACCGTCTCGTCACCGGCGCGCGACTGGCTGTAGCCGTCGGTGTTCTTGAGGTATCGCTTGACCGAGCGGATGACGAGGATGCGCGCCACCGCGGGCGCCGTAGCCGGGTCGGGCCACGGCGCACCGTAGTAGCGCACGAGCATCGACGCCTCTTCGAGCGCCCCCTCGGCGTCCCGCTGCTCGTCCTCGTCGAGGATGCGGTCGAGCTTGCCCTCCAGAGCCTCGAGCGTCACAAGCGAGTCCACGGGTCACCTCCAGGGGGTCAGTCCGTGCTCTTGGGCTTGCTGCTGGAAGTCCGCTTGGTGGTGGACTTCTTGGTGGTGCTCTTCTGCCTGACCGGGGTCGGCGAGGCGGCCTCGTCGGTGGAGGCCGCCGTCGTCGTGAACGTGTGGCCAGCGGCCATCACGCTGGCTCCCGTCAGGCCGCTGAAGGGTCCGTGAGGCCGGTGATCTGGGCCAGGACCTCGGTCGGGCTGCCCACGGTCGGGTCCGGGTACTTCGCCGTGGCGCCGACGCCGAGCTTGACGCCGCGGAGGAAGTGCTCGCCGGTCTGGAGCGGCTTCTGGCCGGCAGTCGCGTGCGGGCCGACCAGGATGTCCTTGGTGTACTGGAAGCCGTACCAGGTGTTGACCACCGAGCGGTCCTGCTGGTGCACGGTGTCGTAGTCGCGCAGCCACCGCATGGCGAAGCCGCCGTAGGAGGCCGACGCGCCGAACGGCACGCTCGACGGCACGCTCGGCGCGGCCGTCAGGCAGACGTTCGCCGACTGCACGAAGGCGTAGGCGCTGTCCGGGTCGATCTCCTGCGAGGTGATGACCGTGAAGCCCATCCAGTTGCGGATGGTGGCCGAGCGCAGCGCGGTGTTGGCAGCGCTCTCGCCGACCGAGTCCGCCCGGTTGAACTTGTCGTTGTTGAGCAGGTTCGCCTCGAAGCTCGAGCCGACCAGCATGATCCGCTGCTCGGCCGGAGCGCGGAGCAGGTTCAGCGCGCGCCGAGCCTCGACGAACGCACCGTGCTCGGAGCCGACGGTCACCGGGATGACGACCTCGTACGGCGCGGCCTCCAGGTGGGAGACGGCCTTGGACTCCAGGCCACGACCCACGGCCTCGGCCTGCGGGTTGATCAGGCCGGTGTAGGACTGGAAGTCCATCTCGGCCTGCTCGTCGGTGACGGCGACGCCCTGGTAGATGTTGCCGCCGAACGTCACGGAGACCTTGGTCTCGGCGTACTCGTCGAACTGGATCGCGGTCGAGCGGTCGTTTCGCCACCCGTACTCGCGGAAGGGCAGGGTGCCCTTCACCTTGAAGTTCAGGGTGTCGTCCTTGGCGCCCTTGTAGTCCTCGATGCCCTTCTTGACCATGAGGTTCGGGACGACGACCTCGCCGGCCAGGACGCCGACAGCGTGATCGGCCAGCTTCTCGGGCTTGACAACGGTGTGTGCCACAGTTCTTCTCTCCTAGAGGCGTGGTGGGTCAGAACATGGACTGGGCGCGCGGGCCGTACTTGGCCGCGCTCTCGCCGGGGTCCTTCGGGGCGCTGCTTTCCGGCTGATCCGTGGGGTCGAGGCCGCCGCTTACCGAGCCGCTCTTTTTGCTCGGAGCGGGCTTCGGCACCAGGTCCTTGAGCGCCTTCGCATCGGCGAGCAGCTCTTCTTTCGTGGAGCCGGTCAGCCGGCTGGCGAGGGCGGTCGGCAGCTCGACTTCGTCGGCGATCTCGCGGCGCAGGGCGTCGGCCTCGTAGCCCGAGATGGTGTTGCGCAGCTCCTTGGTCAGCGCCTCGACCTCGTCGGCCGTCTTGGCGCCCTCGAATTTGGCCTCGGTGTCGCGGAGCTTGGTCCGGTAGGACGCGGCCTCGTTGCGGAGCTTGTCGACGTATGCCTGGTCGTAGACCTTGGGCTCGCCCCCGTCGCCACCTTCGCCGGGGCCTGCGCCCCCGGACGGTGCACCGCCCTCGCCGCCTTCGCCGCCCCCTCCGGAGCCGCCTTCGGGGTCGGTGTCGAATGCCAGGCCAGTGAGGAAGCCGGGCAGGGCGGGCTTGTTGAGCTGAGCGGTGCTTCGGAACACTTACGCCTCCAGGGCGGATCGGTGTGGACATGCGAAAGGCCCGCCACCTGGGCGGGCCTTGGGGAAGCTGGACTGCGTCAGTCCTGCTGGGATCGGATGTACTTGCGCCACACGGACAGGGCGTCTCGCCCGGACGTTCCGCGGGTCACTCGCGGCCACTCCTGCGCGTACCGTCGATTGAGCGCGAAGAGCGGCGAGTTGTTGAGCTGCTCGCGGCTGTAGACGGGCTCCGCGTAGCAGTTGCAGTTGTCGTGGTACCGGTCGACGTCTGCGGCAGTCCCGGCCACCAGCTCTTGCCGCGTCGGGCCAGCCGACGACTGCGAGCGGTACGGGCCGGACTTCGGCGTGAAGCCGCGAGACAGGAGCATCGCGCACCACCCGCAGGGGGTGCCGGTGCGGGACAGCCGCACGTAGCCGAGCACCCGCTCGTCGCGGTCGCCGGCAGCCTTGATGAGGTCCCGGCCGCCGTTGCGGGCGACGCGGGATGCGGCGGCGGCCTGTCGAGCGCCGGCCTTCGCGTGCGCCTGCTCGCGCAGCTCGTCGACCTCGCGGGCGGACAGTTCCTCGAGTCGATCGTCGCCGAGGTCTTCGAGCTGGCGCTCGATGTTGGCCGGGCCGAGTGCGTCCAGGACGAGTCGGGCCTCTTCCTCGGCTTCGCGCTCCCGGCGCTCTTCCTCGGCTCGCAGGTCCTCGATCTCCTCGACCGGGACGCGGTCCTCGTCAATCGGCTCACTTGGCTCACCCGGCTCAGGCTCGGGCTCATCACTCGGCTCGACGACCTCGTCGGGCGGAAGGTCGGACTCGACGCCAGCCAGCGCCCGGAACTCGCCCCGCAAGACCTCTAGGGTCACGTAGCGCGGGCTCGGGAGGGTGGGGTCAGCGACCGTCCGGCCCGTGCGCAGTGCGCGGGCGAGGCGGTAGTAGGCCATCGCCAGTGCGCGGCTCTGTCGGCGCCGGGTGAGGATGAGCTGGACGGCCCGGTCGAGCCACTGCTGAGCCGTGGCTGCGAGCCGAGCGGGGTTGACGCTCTCCCACAGCTCCAGCGCCTCAGCCGTGGTCTCGACGCCGATCTGGGCGAGTGCGAGCTGGAACGCGGCCGACGCCTCTTCCGCTTCGCGGATGTGCGCCGGGGTCGTCATGCGGCCGGAACCTCCAGGGTGCTCGGCTGCGGCGGTATGACGTCACCCGACAGCCCTTCGGGCTCGGCCGGCGTTTCGCGCGGAGCGGTGGCGCGGCGGTTGCCATTGGCGAGCGCCACGTCGGGCTGCGCCGCGCGCAGGTCCCTCCACTCCTCCAGCTCGCGCGGGGTCACGCCCGGCACACGGCGCCAGAGGCCCTCTTGCGGCACGCCGAGCAGCTGGTGCAGCTTGCCGAGTGCGTCACTCGTCTGAGCCAGGCTCTGGGCGCCCATGTCGCGCCAGACCACCTCGAGACCGAAGTCGCCGGCCTGCGCCGCGTTGCCCTCTAGCTCACCAACGAGCCGGAAGACCCGCTCCCAGGACTCACCGAAGCTGTGCTGGAACTCTTCGATCTTCCGCGCCAGCGCCGTCTCCGCTGCGTTCAACGCCTCAGCCGAGAGGTTGGCAACCTGCCCGAGCAGGTGGTGTGGCGGGATCTGCTCGATGGCGGCCAGGTGGCGGATGCCCATGTCGATTGCGCTGATGTAGCCGTCGAGGGGGGTCTCGCCCAGCTCGCCGAACTGCGAATCCGGCGACTCGGCCATCATGAACCGCGTCAGGTGAGCGCGAACGGGCTTCTCGATCGGCTGGCCGTTGTCGTCGAGCTTGGGCTCGCCGGTCTCTGGGTCGAGCACGTACGACGGCTCCATGCCGGTCACGTAGCGGACCTTGAACGAGCCGAAGGTCTGGGCCACCAAGAGGTCGAAGACCGTCTGGTTGATCCTGTCCTGGAGCGGGATCAGCGGGCCGACAAGGCCCGTGGTGCGCCCGTCCAGGTCGACGTGCGGGGCGAACCGCTCAACCGGGCACTCGCTGTTGCCGTGCGGGCCAACCCTGGTCACGCTGGTAATGTCGCTGAACGACTTGAAGCGGACCTCATACTCGTCGACCTCGTCCCAGTAGCGGGCGATGCCCTCCTGCTCGCTCTCTTTGTCGTCCCGCTTTACGTGGCGCGGCCAGCGCTTGACGTGGATCGCCGCGAGCGGCGCGTCGTCGTTGACCGGGTCGTCGTAACCGACGGCGGTCCGCAGCGGCGACAGGACGCGCATGCGACCCTGCCTCGGGTTGTCTTCGACGGCCTCGGTGAGTACGAACGAGTGCCCGTAGCCGAAGGCGCCGCGGTAGAGCGAGCCCTGGCGCTTGTCCATGCCGGAGCGCTGCCAGGCCGCCCATTCCTGGGCGTTCTCGTCGCTCTCCGGGTCGCTCGTGCGGACGCCATCCACATACAGGCCCTGCGCCGGCGTGGCGATGACCAGCGGAACGAGGTTCGTGACCGACCGCTTGGCGAGGAGCTTGTACTCCTTCGTGGCGTCCTTCGGCATGTACGGGTCGTCGTGGTCGCCCTTGATGTACCGGTCACAGGCCATTAGCCCGTCGTGGGCCTCGCGGTCGCGATGCAGGATGCAGAGCAGCTCCTCGGCGCGGGCGCGCACGGACTCCTCGTCCAGGGCGAGCGCATCGATATCCAAGGTGCTCCTCCTACGTGAAGTGGACGCGGCCGGCGCGCTTTCCGGTGGGCTTCTTCTGGCCGCGCTCGTGGTAGTCGTGCTCGGCTTGGTGTGCGGCCATCAGGGCGGCGTAGCCGTCGACCTTCTTCGGGCTGTCCTTGCTCTCCTTGCCGAAGCTCAGGCCGTAGTTGTTCACCCGTCGCCGGGCGTTGAGGATGTGCCGGCGCAACGTCGCACCGATGTCGCCATGACCGCCCAGAAGCGGCTTGGCGCTGCGGGCAATGCGCAGGCTGGCGTTGAAGATGCTCGACACCAGGGCTTCGTGGGCTCGCGTGACGAGCTGCTGCGAGCCGCGGAAGTCCCAGCCGATGGCCGACTTGTTTGACGGGCGCACGGCGTAGCTCTCCCCGTACAGCCGAGACCAGGAGTCGATGTACGACTCCCACTGCTCGACGTCGGCGTAGAACGCCCGCACCCGGAAGCGCCTGTGCGCCTCATGCACGAACGAGTCGACGACCTCGGTGTCGACCTCCCAGCCCTCGCCGGCTTCGCCGAGCGGCTTCTCCCAGATTCCGAGCGGCACCACCAGGCGGTCGCTCAAGCGAAGTCCCACTAGTGCAGTGGCATCACGCGACTTCGACCCGTCGAAGCCGAGCACGATCTCGTCGCCGTCCTGGAGCAGGAGCTTCGAGAGCAGCGGCGTGATCTGGTCTTCGCCGTAGATCGCGTCCTCGTCGGCGACGATCTGGTTGTAGTACATGCGGCGCGAGCGCTGGAGGCTCTGTGTCAGCGAGAGGATCGACTTGGTGATCGCCTCGATGTCCAGCCAGGTCGCGTCGCCGCGAACCACACGGAGGACGAGCGGAATGACCTCTGCCGTGAGCGGCGCGTCGGCCGGAGCCTCGAGCGTGTCGTACAGGAAGCCCGTGTCGACCGCCCGGCCCTCGGCGACCTGGACGTAGGCGTCGCGGTGGCGTTCGGCGACGCTGTCCTCGCCCGGCATGTACGCGTTGGTGATCGCCAGCCACCGGGCGTTCATCTTCGTCGAGTTGCCCTCGATCACGTCCATCATGTCGTGACCGCCGACCCCGGAAACCCAGTGGTGAGTCTCGTTCAGGATCGTGAAAGTGGTGCGGTTCCCCTCCAGCGTGCGGTAGCTGGAAGTAACCGCCTCGAGCATGTGGCCGCCAGCCGCATACAGGATCTCTTTGCCGACGTCGATGCCAAACTCGGCGATCAGTTCCGGCGACATGAGCGACGGAAGGAGGCGCATGGTGTTGCGGGTCTGGCTCTGCGAAACGGCGGCGATCGAGACCCAGGCGCTCTCGACGCGCCGCGCGACCGGCTGGCCGCCAGGCCCCCAGTGCGAGAATCGGCTCGGCCCGACGAACTCGACAATGGCCATCGTGGCCAAGAGCGGGTCCTTGCCCCAGCCCTTCATGCGCTGGAGCACGCCGGTGCGGTAGGCGAACACGCCACGCTCGTCGAGGGCGTACCACCAGAGAATGAAGCGCATCTGTTCCGGCGTGTATCGCCACGGGCCGCCCTCGGGCGTCCGGAGGTACTGCCCGACCCAGCCGATAATCTCCCAGCCGAGCGTGTACTCGGGCAGACGCCAGGAGCCGTCTTCGTTCTTCTCCCACGTCGGGCCGAGGGTGACCGGGGTTATGGGCTCGGGGGTCGGGGTACCGAACGGCCCCGTCACTCGCCCACGCCGAGCGCAGCTCGGGCGTCGTTGATGGCGGTGACGGAGGCGAGTTCAGTCGGCGCTTCGGGCTCGGCCAGCTCCAGGCGCAGCCGGCGCCGGTCGCCCTCGGTGAGCATGAGGTTCTGGAGCGCCGTCATGATCGACTGGAGCATCTGCCCGGACCGGACGCGCGAGTTCTTGTAGTGGCTCAAGTCGTCGCAGAGCGAGTACAGCAGCGCCCAGTCGGTGTCCTGGTAGTAGCGGGACTGGCCGGACGTGGCTGCGCTCTCGTACAGCCGGAGCGCGATCGGGTGCCAGTTCACGTCGGGCTCGATGTCCCACGTGACGGGCATGGCCTCGCCCTTGGTGACCTGCACGCCTTCGGGCTGGTTGCGGCGACGGCGCTCCTCGGAGCGCTTCGGTGTCGGGCCAGGCATGCAGGTCACCTCCTCTGGGCTTACATCGGGACTGGCCACGACCTCACGTAGACGCCTTCGGGGGTCGTGGCACGGCGCAGATAAGCCATGACGTTGACGACTTCCCAGTCGGTCAACCAGCGCCGATAGATCGCGATGGCGTTGACGGGCGTGGGGTTCGTGACTTCGAGCGACTCGACCAGGTACTCGGGCGCTCCGTCGAACGTCACTGCTGCGTAGTCGAGCATTGTGCGAACGTCGACCTCATTCGGCCGCGCCCGTGAGGCAATGACGTGAGGGACACCCTCGTTCCAGTTCGGCGGGACATCAACCTGCGCGATTGTGTTTCCGAAGGCGTCCTCGCTCTCCGTGGAGGCGTAGATGCCCCCCAGCGCTGACTCCTGGAGGAGGCGCGGGCCGAGCGTGGAGCCACCCGCAGCGAGGCGAATGTGCGGCTTGTCGGTGGGCCTGGTTGCGGCGTACCAGGAGGTAACGACGGTGACCTCGGTGCCCTGGTAGTTGCTCAGAGGCGTAGTCCCGCTGGCGATGTTCGTGAAGAGGTCCTGGGTCGGGGCAATGGCCTCGAACCGGTCTTCGGCGAAGAGGCCCCTCACGCCGTCGCCATCCCCACAGCCCCAACGGCGGCCATCCACACGGCGCCGTCCCAGAGCAGGTGCAGCACGTCGACCGCCCCAGCAGGGGCGCCGCTCGTGTACGGGACACCCTGTGCCCACAAGACCGAAGCAGGGAGCGCGATCGTGCGCCCGCCAGTGGCGTCCTGGGTGAGGACCAGCGTGACGACCCTCTCGCGGCCGTCGGAAGGCGGCGTGGTGAGGGTGAACGTCGTGTCGACGGCGAGCGTTACGCGGCCAACAAGGCCGGTCGTCGAGGCGTCAACGTTGACAGTGCTCCCCGACGGGAGGTCGACGACGGGGCGCTCGGCCGGGGCGCCGTCTTCGCCGGCAGGCCCGGCCGGACCCTCGGGTCCCTGTGGCCCGGTGGCGCCGGTGTCGCCCTTCTCGAAGACAAGGTTCAGCGTCTGGCTCGGTGAGGTGCCGGTGATCGTGGCCGACGGCTCGGTGCCCGAAGCCACTGTGCCGATGGACAGGACGTTCGCCGGGCCGGGGCTGCCGTCCCGGCCGTCGGTGCCGGGCGGGCCTTCCTGCCCGCGCGGGAGGGTGAAGTTCAGCGTCTGGTTCGGCGTCTCGCCTTCGACCGAGACCGCGGCGGGCGTGCCGGGGGCGCTGGTCGCCACGTCGCCGATCGACAGGACGTTAGCCGGCCCCTGGATCGTCTGGACGCCGTCGCTCTCAGACACCGGGATCAGCGTGGTCAGGTCGACCTCGCCACCCGCGGGGACATTGATGTGGAACGGATCGATCAGCACGCCGAAGTCGAGCCGGACCTCGTAGGTCCAGTCGACGGGGTTGCCGTCGGGGTCGTCGGTGGCCACGAGCATGACGCCCTGGTTGCCTTGAGCGTCGAGCAGGTAGCCGTCCTGGTCGATCGGGCAGGTGATGGCCTGCGGGACGATCGTCGCGGGGTCCGGGGTGGCTACGGGGTAGCGCACGTACGTAGGCGACGGCGTGAACGTCACGAAGCCGGTGACGGGCGTCCCGTCGGGGTTGCTGTCCAGGTCCGCGCCGTCGGCGACCGCCTGGAGGAAGCGACCAGTCACGCGGCCGTATTCGACCTCGCCAGGCAGTGCCACAGGGACCTCCTATGAAGTTGATGGGGCAGGGCCGACCCAGGGGCGCCGCCCGTCGTCGCCGTGGACGCAGGGCCTCGGCCGGCCCGTCGTACGCCCGCCTGGACTCGAACCAGGGACTCGCCGGGTAAGAGCCGGCTGCTCTGACCAACTGAGCTACGGACGCGAGTGCGGACCACGGCGAGGGCCTGTCCGCGCTGCGAGGGGGCCGGGCTGGGCATGGCCACCACGGCCAGAGGCGCTCCGGTGGGATAGCCCTCGCAGGTGTTGCACTCCTCTAACGGGTGGTCGGTCCGCCAGGAGCAAGAATGGCGGCGCGGGGGAGACGGAGAGGAGGGCGCCTCAACCCCGCGCCGCGGGGATCACCGAGGGGCTATTGCCCGCACTCGGCGACCAGCCTGTTCAGCGCGTCACTTGCCGTCGCGCTCAGCGGCGAGCCTCGCCGCCAGGTCGTCCATAGCCGACCGCACGAGGGCCTCGACCTGGTCCGGCGTCGCCGGGGCGCCCGTGAGGTTCGATGCCCGGTGGACCGACGTGCCCATCTGGCGGCCGAACGGCGAGTCTCTGCGTGCAGCAGCGCCCCACGCCTTCTTCACGTGCCTCCGGATGAGGCGGCCGAACAGGCTGTTCAGGACGCTCCCGAACCGGCGCCCGAATGGCCCGTTGCGCTCGTCGGCGTCCTCGAACGCCGACAGAACGCCAGCCCGCACGGCCCCCTCCACGCCCGGCAACACGTCGTGCTCCAGGTGCTTCTTGTGCCAGTCGGCCATCCACTGCTTGTCTTCGGGGGTCAACTCGTCCTCCTCCTGCCCGGCGAACTCGCGGGCGTACTGCATGATCGTGTCGATATCGATGTCGCCGGGGTCGCCGTGCGTGTTCCCCGATGCGTGCATGTGGCCGAGGACGCCCTTGAAGGCGTCGTATTCCTCGCCGGACATGCGGACGCTGGAGTCGCCGTAACTGGCCGGGTAGCTCAGCCAGCGCTCGGCCGCCTTGAGCGGGACGTCCCACTCGACGGCGATCTCGGCCAGCACCTGGCCAATGAGCCGGAGCCCGTCGTCCGGGATCTCGCCGATGTCGTGGCCGTAGTCGGCGACCAGGCCGGGGTCGCAGTATCCGATGATCTCGATCTGCACCACGCCGTCGCGGTTCTCGCGGACGCCGGTGTAGGACGGGTCGCGCAGGGCGCGGGCGCTGCGGTCGAGATCGTGATGCTGCCGAACCTCGCAGGCCCACGGGTCGATCGTGAGCGTCGGCGAGCTGGCGCCGCCGCTGTAGCCGGGCCAGCTCCGAGTCTCCGTGGAGTGCAGGAGGATCTTCTCGAGCACGCCGTCGGACATGTCGCCGCCGGTGAAGTTGTCCTGGAACCACTGGGCCGTGGTGTTGGCCATCGACAGCTTCTTGGCGTTCGCCATCAGCCCACCAATCCTGGATGTTGTTCGGTGCGTCGGAACTTCGCCTGCTGCTTTCGCCGGTTCGCGGCCCTGCCGGCCGCCGACTCCTTGCCGGTCTTCTCTGCGTGGTGCGGGTCGCAAATGACCCGAAGGTTCTCGTCGCGGTGATCGTCGTCATTTCGGATGTGGTCGATCGCGCCGTACGAGTTCGGGCACTGCGAGCCGTCCGCAAGGCGGACCTGGCAGCGGTCCTTGTCCCGCCGTCGGATGCGGGCAACTATGTGTCTCCAGTTGCGGGGCAAGCGCTGTCGTCTATCGGAGGTGGACCAGGGCACTGATCCACCTCCATTGCTCTCCAGTCAGGACTTGAACCTGAAACCATCCGGGTAACAGCCGGGTGCTCTGCCAATTGAGCTACCGGAGAATGCCCCGACGACGTATTGCGATTTCACGCTGTCGACTCGGGGAGGTATGTGCGCCTTGCTCTAGGCTCTAGGCCTGGATTCTAAAGAACCAAGGCTCTAGCTCTGGATTCTAAAGAACCAAGGCTCTAGCTCTGGATTCTAAAGAAGCAAGGCTCTAGCTCTGGATTCCAAAGAACCAAGGCTCTTGGCTCTTGGCTCTAGCCTCTCTTGTTCCTTGCTCACACTCTGTGTATGCGGAGCCGGGGCGGGGGTACTTGCAAGGGACGCCCTGTGACCTCCGTTACACACGTGCTGAGCTGCGATGATGCCGAGCACCGCCCAGGAAGGTCTCGCGATGTGAGCAGACGCAGAGCCCTGGCGTTGGCGGGTCGAGGCGTCGGCGAGCCGTGCCCAAGGGCATGTCCAGACCTTCGCCAGGCGCTTTCCAATGCCTGTCCTTTGGGGCGCCTGCGGCGCCCACAGGACCTACCCCTGTTACATATGGGCGGGGCTGCCGCCCCGCCCATTAGACTCTATTCCTACGCCAGGACTTCAACCCTCATTCGCCGACGCCCACCGGCCCCGGAATGGCTTCGCCACCCGGTGCCGGCAAGCGCCAGCGGCAGAGTAAAAGGGAGACTCCTGGCGACCGTGCATGGCCGGGGCGATTTCGTCCGCCCGGAGCAGTCGCCGCATATTCATGCGGCCGTCCTCTGCGCGTCGACCGGTTGAGGGTGCGGGCCAGGCGCCAGAATCGACTCTGGAACCCGTACACAATCGGAGGCACTGAGTACAAACGGTGCCCCTCCCCGTCGCGCGGGGGATGTACCCCACCCTGGCCGCGTTGTCAAGACGACTCCGCACGTCGCATGATCATGCGTCACTACGCATAGAGATGCATACAAGGTAAGCCATGCCTAAGCAGTGCAAGCAAGGCATGCAAGGCGAGGCATGCCTAGGGCAGGCGACTGGCAAGGCAGCCAGGGCTAAGCAAGCGGGCAAGCGGCCATAGCGGACCGGGCCAGCACGGGCACGGGCTACCGGTCAAGGCGCACCACGGCAGAGCCATAGCGAGGCAGACACACGCGCGCACGCGCGCGTAAGCGAAAACCCACCAAGGCGAGTCCAACTAGCGCACGGCCCATCGGTCAGCGCGATAAAGCGAACGGCCGACCGACACAACAGTTCTGACCAGCACAGAACATGATCATCTGTGGAGCTGGGGAGGGCACGCAAAGCCTCAGCCAAAAAAATCTTGGAAATTCCTTCACCGCTGGTCAGAGCAGGTGCCGATCTCGAGAACCGGCCGATCCGGGCCGTTTCCGGCCGAAGTGGAGTTGCGAACTAGTTGGACCGTGACCTACTGTTCTCATCAGTTCCACAGCAACACCGAAACAGCCGAGACGGACCCACCACGGCAGAGCCGGGGATCACGGGTCAGACGAGAGTCAGGCAGGACCGTTCCGGTCTAGCGCTCGTCAGGGTCGGTAGCTGGACATCGGGGAGCAGGGAACACACAAACTTCACAACGGACCGGCTGCGAGCGGTGAGGACCAATCGCAGTAAACGGGACATCGCCTTAGTTCGAATGGCGCGAGTGGCTAAGAGGCCGAACCTTCGCACGCGAACTAAACGCCATGACCCAGCCCGACGGTTCCCATAGAAAACGGACGCAATCAATGCCCATAATCCGCGATTCGGTATCGGTAGGCATAGCGATACAGGGTGCGAATCCCTAGGCGTCCGCGGTCGATCGTCGAGCCGAACGACGGTCACGGTTGGAAGGAAAGATCATGCTGAACACTGTTTTTGCTAGCCGCGAGGACGTTGCCGACGGTTATGTGCGGATCGTGTCCACCCGGAGCAACACAACCGAGGGTCACACCGTGCCACTGACCATCATTCGGCAAGCGAACGACGGTGCATGGTTCGACGGTTACAGCGTCGACCGATCGAACTACCGTTCGCTAATCCGCGACTTCGGCATCCGTGGTGAGGATGAAAACGGAATTCTCGTCAAGGTGTCGTATTGCGACGGGTACGGGCTCGCTTTCGTGGGCCGGGACGACACAACCATGATCGGTCAGATTGCGCAGGGTCTCGCCGAACAGTACGCGGTCTATGACGAGACCGACTGGTCAGAGCTCGAAGACGAAGACCAGAGCGCATACCTAGAGGACGGCGCGGTACACGACTTCCGTCGTGATCTGCGCTACCGAGACGACGTGTCGGAAGCGGAGTATGACGCGCTTGACGACCTAGATCACAACGTTATCGAAATGGCGTTGCGGGAGTCGGTTTCGGAGCACGATCACTATGGCGACTGGGACGGCACGGGCTATCGCGCGTGGTCCGACATTGTCGAGTCCACGCGACGGAAGCTCGCGACTGTCGCGGCATGAATGTACTAGTGAGATCAGAGTGTGACGGTCCGGCCATTGGTCGCCCGGTTCGAATCCGGGGCACTCACTGACACGCGCCGACGTGGTGCGTGCGACAGAGAGAGGAACGCATGACCGCGCATGACGCCGTGCGAGTGCTGCGCAAGCGTGGCTACTCGGCGCACGTCGACAACGGCCAAGCCGTGGCACTTGTCGAGTGGCAGGAGTGGCACAACGGCACGTTTTCGATCGAATCGCGATTCGAGCCGGTGGCCCGGCTCTCTGAATGGAGGTAGAAGACATGGAATTCACCATCGGGCAGCGCGTGGAAGCTCACCCTGCGACGGATGCATGGATGTCCGGTGACCAGTTCGGCAACGTCCAGAAGATCGGCCGCAAGTACGTACACGTACTGATGGACCGGTCCGGGCGTGTCCGCAAGTTCCCTGCTGATCTCCTGCTGTCGCGTTGACATGCCGGGGGTCTCGCCATGGCTAGGTGCACTAGTGAGACCTCCAGTGTGCCAACACGGGCACGCTCAATCGAGCGAGGGGAATTGACATGATCGACGAACGGCGCCTAGAGGTCCGCGAGCTTGGCCACGCCGTGGCGCGTGAGCTGGCGAGCCTGACCGACGGCGCATGGTCCGCTGACGCCGAGATCCGCTATCGGGGACTCGACTTGTACGGGCCGAATGGTGAGCGCATTGCCATTCTGACCGACAACCGGCCGGGCCGTGTCGAGATCTACGGCGTGCATGATCTCGCTGCCGCGCGACAGGCATCGCCACGACTGGAGAGCCCTACGATCACCGTCGCCATGAATCGTGGCGCGGCCACGGTGGCGCGAGAGATTGTGCGCCGAGTTCTGCCGACGTACCGCGACGAAATGGCGCGCGGCAAGGCCGCTCTAGCGGCTCACCGTGACGCGATAGGGCGGCGTGATGCGGTGATGGAATCGCTTGTTTCGCGCATGGACAACCCTTCGCGGCCGTCGCATTGGCAAAGCGACCACAAAGCCGCTGCCATGTTCGGCACGTTCGGCAAGGACGGTCCGCGCGGGGAGGTCATCACCAATAGTGACGGCTCGCGCATGCACCTAGAGGTCAACAACGTCGATCCGGGGCTGGCGCGCGAATTGCTGGACGTGATCCGCAAGCATTCCTGACAGCTGGCGAAACGGCGCACAATGCGCCGTCGCATGGCCTGGCATGCCATGCCTGATGATGCCTGCCAATTCACACCGAGAGGAACCGTATTGCGACCCACCACGCCTAATGTCTTGCGCGTGTATGAACGCGCGACGTCGGCCGAACGGTCCGACGGCATGCGCTGGTATCGAGACGCGCATGAGTTCGCGGCATCCCTGACCGATGATGTCCCTACGGCGGTCGGCGTGCTGGCTGCACTGTCGCCACGGATGCCGTGGGGGCGGAACAAGGCCCTTGCATCCGACGCCGTGGCGCGTGGCTATGCGAGCGGCGCGTTGCTAGACAACGTCGCTAAGGCGGACGCGATTCTGTCCGGCGCTGACCCGCTGGCCGTGCTGCGCGGCGACAAGGTCAGGAATTTCTACCTTGCGATTCTCGAGCCTGACTCTCATGCCGGTGTCGTGATCGACCGTCACGCCTTTGACATTGCGGTCGGCCGCAAGACCGGTGACGCAGCACGGCAAGCGCTCGCACGCAAGGGCATGTACGACCGGTTCGCCCGTGCCTATCGGCGTGCGGCGGACGCCGTGGGTGGCGTAACTGCCGGGCAAATGCAAGCCGTGACGTGGACGGCATGGCGTGCTGCCTAGGTGCACTAGTGAGAGCGGCGAAACACACCCGCGCGGTGTGTCCCGTGGCTTGGCATGCCACGGCTGACGAGCCTGCCGAGACGAGAGGAAGCGAACCATGATCGAGCTACTTACTGCCTTGCTGGTGGCCGTGCTGCCTGCCTGCCCGGCGAGCGGCGAGGACTCCGCATGGTGCACCAACACGAGCACTGACCGCGTCGTCGTGAATCTCGAGATGGCCGACCCTGCCCCGGCGCGGCTGGTGATGGATCGGTGATCCGCGAGGGCCGCGAGTGGCAGGTGCGGGCGCTGGCTGACGCTGCCGACGCCGAGCAGCGAGAGGACTACAGGCCGGTTGGACGCGCCTACCTACGCGGAATGAGTGACGCACTGCGCGTGCTGGTTGGCGACCTTGACCCGCGTGAGGCGTCGGCCGCGCTGACGCTCGCCTACGAGCGCTATCTGGACTCCATCTGACCCCCCCTGGCGAAACCGGGCCATGCCCGGTCGCGTGGCTTGGCATGCCACGCCTGAGGAGCCTGCCACCGGAGAGGAGAAAGTCACCATGTCGCAAGAGACCAGCACGTGGCTCAACACGCAGACCCTGATCGGATACACCGACAAGCGGGGTACGGCGTGGCACTACCGAGCCGAAGAGCAGGGCGACGAGTCGAACCATTACCCCGGACCCGTGCCGGTGGCTGACGTTCGGCGTCGGCTGTTCGACTGGACCGCCATCGAGGGCGAGATCTCGGCGTCGGCACTGACCCCTGACGGCGTCCTGTCGATGACCGACCCGGACCGCAAGGCAATCATGCGCAGCGACACGAGCGCGATTCTCGGCATCTTCAAGAGCGGGTACCGCATCCACCAGTACGACGAGTGGCTCGTGCACAACGTAGAGACCCTGCTCGATGCTGACCTTGCGGTCGGCTCTGCTGGCCTGCTCAAGGGTGGGGCCGTGGCGTGGGTGCAGGTGGAGATGGCCGACACCCTCAAGACCGAGGGCGTGGAGTACCGGCCGTTCCTCACGGCTGCTACGTCCATGGACGGGTCAATGGCCACGACCTATCAGACGGGCGTGCAAGTGGTTGTCTGTGACAACACCCTGTCTGCTGCGCTCGGTGAGAGCGCGAACCGGGTCAAGGTCAAGCACTCGGTGAACAGCCTCCGCAAGATCGGTGACGTGCGTGACGCGCTCGGCATCGTGCACGCCGTGGCCGACGACTTCGCCGAACAGGTGGAAGCGCTGACGCGGCAGACCGTGACGGACGACCAGTGGTCGCGGTTCCTGGCGGCTCACGTCGGTGACGGTGGTGATTCCAAGCGGGGTCAGTCCATCGCGGATCGCAAGGCCGGTGAGCTGCGGCGGCTGTACAACCATGACGAACGGGTGGCGCCGTGGCGCGGCACCGCGTTCGGCGTGCTGTCGGCGGTGAACACGCACACCCATCACATGGGCACCGTGCGGGGCGCGTCGCGCGCCGAGCGAAACATGGAGCGCGCCATCTCCGGAGGCGTCGACAAGCTCGACGCCGACACGTTGCGCCTGCTGGCCACCGTCTGACCTGACCGAGTGAGTTGGCCGAGCACCCGTGCCGCGCGAGGGGACGGCACGGGTGCTCCCTTGCCCGCTCGGGCAGAGCCGCACGCGAGAGAGGACAAGATCATGGACACAAGAGACTTCACCGTGACAATCACGGGCTCGGAGGCCGACGACGGCGAGGCCCCGTATCAGTACGTGGTGCGTGCCGAGACGAAACAGGCGGCTACTGCCGTTGCGGAGCTGGCGCACCGTGAAGACGATCCGGACGGCGAGATCCGCTACGTCACCGCAGCGCCAGGACTGCCCGCGTTCGGGGCCTGGAATGACCTGCGAGGAGATGACGCGCCCGCCGCGCAGGTCTCGCAGCTACTCGCCGAGTATGACGAGTGGAGCGCAAGGCGGGCCGAGGTGTCCGAGCGAGAGGAGCACGCATCCGGCCTGTGCGAGTCGCTGAGTGATGAGTGGGCGCAGTCCGACGACCGCGCCGTCGACCTACTCCGCGAGCTGGCGCACGCCGTGCGTGACGAGAGGAGCGAGGTCCGATGAGCGAGCCGACCGTAGCCGCGCAAGCGTTGATCGACCTGGCCCGCAAGGGTGGCTTGCGCGTGACGCCCGTCGCGCCCGGCGGCGAGATTCCGGGCATGGATGCGGTGCGCATCTATCAGGCGCTCGACAGCGCCCACGACGACCTGATTGTGGCGTGGTCACCCGCGCTGGGCACCATCTGCCTGCTGTCGGGTGACAGCAGGCGCGAGGTGACTCACTCGGAGGCCGCCCGCTACATCCACGAACTGTCCAGTGACGAGGGGGAGTCGCAATCAGACCCACTGAACCCGGCACGTGGCGACGTCGCGGACTGACTCCCAGTCGCTCACCCGCTTGAATCCCAGCGCGGTGAGTGCGTAGTCGGCGGCGTCGTTACCTCGGTTGCCGTAGGCGAGTGGCCGGTTGGCCACCGTGACGTCCTGGTCGTCGGTGACGATGACCGAGTGCAGTATTCCGTTCTTGACCAACCACGCTGTGAGCAGCTCGGGAGGGCACTCCCAGCACCGGGCGAACCCGCCGGTACGCCTGCCGTCGGCTGCGTAGACCTCGGTGACAAGGTGCTTGGTCACGCGGTCGCAGTTCTCACACGGGCGCTTCTCATAGTGCGACTCGTACGGCGCGGCCGTGGCGTCGTCTCCGCGTCGCGGCCCGTCATTGGTCGTTGGTGGCGTGTCCATTGCGGGCGTCGTCATGCTCATGACGCTAGGGACGGCCGGTCACCGTGCTCAATGAATGTGCACGGACTTGCACGGGCCCTACGCGTCGAGGGCGTCGATGGCCGCCGTGATGAGTGACCGCGCGGTACGGCCGTGGACGGCAAGGTCGACCAGAGCGGCGAAGGTCTGTGCGTACATGGCGATCTCGCCCGGCTGGGTGATCGTGAGCCAGGCCGAGACGAGTTCGACGTTGACTTGCGTGTCGTCGAAGATCCAGAAGTCTTCGACCGGGTGCAGCGCGCTGCGGTCCGCTGTGCTGGGGATGATGCCGAGGCTGACGCTGGGGAGTGAGGCGACGGAGAGCAGGTGGCCGAGCTGGCCCGCCATCACGTCGGGCCCGCCGATCATCGTCCGGAGCGTTGATTCCTCGACGACGATGGCGAATCGGTGGTCACCCTCATGTAGAACTCGCTGCCGTTGCATCCGCACGGCCACGGCGTCCTCGATGTCGTGGCCGAGGTTCCGACGCTCGGCGGTCGCCTGGAGAATCGACCGGGTGTAGCCCTCGGTCTGGAGTGGCCCCGGGAGCAGCCATGAGGAGTAGGCGCGGAACCGCTTGGTGCGGTCGAACAGGGGAGAGGCGGTCTCTTGGGCCTGCTTGAGTCCGGCGCGCTCCAGGCGGCGCCACTCGACGTACATTCCTTCGATGCCGCGTGCCGTGGCGATGAGGTCGGCGGCCTGGTCCTCAACGCCGCAGTGGTGCGTCCATGCGCGGATGTCCGCATCGGATGGTGGCGTTTTTCCGTGCTCGATGCGAGAGCACTTCGACTCGTGCCACCCGGCCATGCCGGCCAGCGCCCGCGCCGTGAGGCCGGCGTCTTGGCGGAGTTCGCGCAGACGCCGGCCCAGGGCGCGTTTGGCCTCTTGGACGCTGGACGACGGGGAGGGCAATGGGGTTCGGTGAACTACGCCGGCCAGTACTCCGCGTGCGGCACTGCCCGCTCCCACACCGCGTCAAACGCCGACGCGAGTAGGCTCACGATGGATGGGTCGTCGATGATCTCGTGTTCGGTGGAGTCGCCCTCGCCGTCGAAGTGGTTGATCAGGGCTGGGCCGTCGTCGAAGAGCCAGAAGTCGTTACCGGGCAGGGTCAGGTCGGTTGCGCGTCGCCTGGGTAGCCAGCGCACGTCCTCCCCTGCGGCGATGTTGAGGTCCTTGGTTACCTCGCCCTCAAATCGGATGTACTCGCTGATCGGTTCCGACACGATCCGTGCGCGCAGCATCTCGACGCCGCGACCGGTGTTCTCTCGCACCATTTCGGGCCAGGGCCGGTAGCGCTCGGCAGGGTCGACGGGCTGCCCGGCCGCCCAGTCGATGAAGACCGGGTCGTTGCGCGAGTATCCGTCGCGCATCTCCAGGTGCACGGCGCGACGGCGGCTGCCGTGCAGCAGCTCCTCAAACGTCGGCTCCGCCACCGTTCACCTCCGGGAAGAACTGCATCATGCGCTTGGGGAACTCGATCACGGTCTCATGCTCGGGAATGTCCATCTGAGCCAGCCGCTCAGGGTCCGTGACCTTCCACCCCTGGAGCACGTAGTTGTCCGTCTCGTCGTCCAGGTACACCGTCGGGGAGTTGTTGACTGGGGAGTTCGTGTCCTTGCCGAGCTTGATCAGGGCCATGATGGTCTCCTGGGTCCGGGGAACGTGACTTGCGTGTGTGCCCGATCTTGCACGGGCCGAGCGTCGACCACAAGGGAACTTGCACGAACTTGCGCACCCCAATTCGTCCGGGGAGTCCGTTACGCTCTGCGCCTTGGGGGTGGTCGGCCTTCATCGCTGGCGTCAAGGACGGCGAGTTCGGCTGACCTGAACTTGCCCCCGAACGCGGCCCTCTCCCCATGCCGGGAGGGGGTCGCGCTCATGCCTACCGCTTGTCGCCCATGCGGTAGACGTCGATCGGCTTCACCCACACTCCGTTTGAGCTGAGACGCCCGGTGGTGTCTCGCACCTCGACATAGACGTTGGCGTCGCCCCAGCGGCGAGCCACGCCCGCGAGGAACTCCTCGCCATCCTCTTCCCAGACCACGCGCACCCGGACGTCGATCCCCGGCTCTCGGTTCTTGAAGCGGCGTGGCTCTGCGGGCCAGTGCTCGTTTAGCACGGCCTGCCACTTCAACACGTGCGGCGGTTGTCCCCGCTCTGACATACCCATGCACCCAGTTTCGAACACCAGTTCCCATCTCGCAACGAAGGAGGACAGTCATGCCGTCGACCGGCCGACTTGAGCGCAACGCGCTGCGGCTGATGCTGGTGGTCGCGATCGCCATGTCGGCACGCGCTCTGTACGACGTCGGCGTAGCGGCCGGACTCGGTCCGGTGCTGGCCGCTGGACTGCCGGTGATCCTCGACGGCTTCGCCATCCTGGCGGCGCGCGTGGTGACCCGGCTGTCCGGACGGGCCGCGACCTACCCATGGACCCTGCTGGTCCTGCTGGGCGCGGTGAGTGTGTGGGCGAACGCCTTGCACGCTCACCCGGTGACGGTCGGCGCGCTGACGCTGACCACCTGGCAGGCCCAGGCCGTGGCGGCGCTGCCGCCCGTCGTCCTGGGCTTCGGCTTCCACCTGACGCAGATGGTGAGCCGGGCTGACGCCAAGGCTCAGGTGCCTGAGCCTGAGCCAGCACCTGACCCCACGCCCGAGCCAGGGCCTGAGCCGCCGAGCCGGTCGCCGTACGAGGTGGCTGCGCGTGAGGCGTGGCTGCACCACGGACCCATGACGGGCGCCGTGCTGGCCGAGCGCATCGACAGCTCACTGGCCACGGGCAAGAGGCTCGCGGCCAAGTTCCGCACCGAGGGCGCCGACCCGGCGCCCGTGACTACTGAGGAGTGATCAGCAAATGGTCAAGTTCAACATCGGCGACAAGGTCGAGGTCGTCTCCAACGACTTCGAGGAGCACGAGCCGTATCACTACCTCGACGTCGGAACCCTGGTCGAGGTGATCGACGTCGACAGGACTGAGGTTCGGGTGATCGACCGCTCCTCGCGCCATCACCTCGTCCAGTGGGTGCTCCCGCGCCACATCCGCAGGGCGGGTGAGCCGTGATGCTCAGGACCCTGGCCGGCGTGGCTCTGGTGGTGGCCGGCGTTCTGTTGCCGACGTCGGCGGCAGGTGGTGACCTGCCGCAGCTCGACGCTGGCGTGACCCGCGAGGAATCGCTCGGCCGATGGCCGGGCGTGGCTCCGCTGGTGTGCGTACAAGACGAGACCGCTGGGTTCCCCGTGCGGGAGGCTGCGGCTGACTTCCGCGACCTGCCAGTGCGGCTCGTCGTCAAGGACGACTGCACCCACCACGGCAACGTCGTGCGGGTCGTGACGCGCATGGCCGAGGACTGCTGCTACAGCGCGTGGTTCAAGGGTGAGCGCATGGAGCACGACCCCGAGCTGTTCGCCAGCGCAACCATCTGGCTGAACGTCGACCAGGCGTACCGGCACACGCCGGAGAGCTGGGCCGCTGCGATCCGCCACGAGCTGGGTCACGCCGCAGGGCTTGGCCACGGCGACGGCACGACCGTGATGCACCCGACCGGCTACACCGAGGTCGGGCACCTGACCGAGGGCGACCGCCAAGCGATCGCCGATATCTACGAGAGGAGCAGAGCCGAGTGAGACACCTATTCACCAGCGACCTGCACCTCGGCCACGAGAAGGTCGCCGGCCTGCGAGGGTTTGAATGTGCCGTCGAGCACGACAAGGAGATCGGCGAGCGCTGGGCCTCGGTGGTTGGCGAGAGGGACATCGTGTGGGTGCTCGGCGACTTTTCGTGCGGAGCCGAGGACTATGCACTGGACCTGCTGCATGGGCTGCCCGGTCGCAAGCGACTGATTGTGGGCAATCACGATGCGGCCCATCCGATGCACCGGCGCGCGGCGCAGGCGCTGGCTCGCTACGGCAACGTCTTCGAGTACGTGGCCATGGCCGGGCGGGTGAAGCTCGCCGGGCGTGACGTCCTGCTGAGCCACTTTCCGTGGTCCGGCGAGCGCGCAGGGGATGGTCGGGAGCGACAGTTCCGGCACTGGCGCATCCCTTTCGATGAGGGCGGCGTTCTGCTGCACGGACACACGCACCGCACCGACCAGCGAGCGCACGGCGCATACGCCGACTGGAATCCCGGCCTGGCTGGCTCGTCATGGGCGCCTCATGGAAGCGCTCTGCAAGTCCACGTCGGCCTGGACGCATGGGACCTAACTCCCGTTCATGCACACATCATCGAGAAACTGATCAAGGAGAACGACCAGTGACTGAGTTCAAGGTAGGCGACAAGGTCCGCATCGTCGACAACAAGGAGTGCGGCGTCGTCGTGCATGGTCTCGACATCGGCGCCGAGGTGACGGTAGTCAAGGTCGACCCCGGCGACCATGACCTGCCGTACTACGTCGAGGGCGCGAGTAGTCGCGGCCCGCTGTTTGAGTGGGTGGGGCCGCGTCACGTCGAGGGTGCAACCTCGGCCGTCGAGCCGGGGCGCACGACCGTGCCCGAGATGGCTGACGAGGACCTCGAAGTGGCGTACCACGCCATGTCCGATCGGGTCCTCCAGTGGCAGCACCTGGACGCCACGATCAACGAGGACCTGCGGGCGCTGAGCGAGCTGACCGGAGAGCTGAACCGGCGCGCCGCACAGCGCGACCTCCTGACCGCGCTGTCGTACGTGCCGATCGAGAAGATCGCGGGGGTCGTCGTCGGCCAGGACCTGGACCTGGGCAACGGACTGGTGGTGACCCGCAGTTGACCCGGCTTCTGGATCTGGGTGGCGACCAGTTCATCAATCCGGACGCCGTTGACGCAATCCTGCCGTGGCGCGACAAGCCACGACCGGGCCAGGCGCCGGGGATCAAGGGGAGCTTGATCTTCCTACGCACCCACGCAGACGCCGTGGCAACAGAGGCTCAACCTCGAGAGGTGGCAAGGGCGGTGATCGCTGGTGAAGGTTCGGCTGACGGCCCGTAAGGACGAGATCCAGGCCATCACCGACGTCCTCGAGGACGACACGTACGAGAGCGCCGAGAAGCTGGCCCGGGCGGTGGTCACCACGACCATGCGCCTGTTGCTGGACCGTGACTGGTACGTAGTGGCGTCCCGCAACGGCGGCAACAACCTGCTGTACGGGCCGGTGCCGTCGGAAAACGAGGCGTTCAAGGCCATCAACTCGGGTGAGCTGGGGCTCGGCGGTGAGGTTGGCGTGTTCCCCGTGCGGTCCGTATCGAACAGGGAACGCGCCGTCGAAGAACTGGACGCCGACCCCAATCCAGCGTGCGCCGCATGCAACCACCCGAAGGTCACGCACGAGCACCCGGAGGTGAACGGATGCGTGGTCAAGACCTGCAAGTGCAAGAAGTACACGACGTGAACAGAGAGGGGGCGGCCTCGTGAGCCGTCGAGTTGAATCCACCTGGTGCCACGAGGCCGGCAAGAGGTCGTTCGCCACGGAGCGGGACGCTGAGAAGGCGCTCGGTCGGAGCCAGACGAGCCGGCGCCGGAAGGCCGACGCCCACGGCACGCGCCGAGGGCTGTACGTGGAGAACCGCTACTACGAGTGCGGCGCATGCGAGGGCTGGCACCTGACGAGCCAGTCTCGGCACGCGCACAACGACATGAATGCGATCGGAGTGCACTAGTGAGACCCGCGACTGATGAGGCGATGCAGCTCACCGTGGACCTGACGAGAGCCGAGCAGCGGGAGGACCGCCTGATGCGGCGGGTCGACGACCTGACGGAGCAGCGCGACTTCTGGTTCGAGGAGGCGGCTCGCGCTCGCCAGGAGCTACAGGACATGCGCGACCACGTCATCGACCTCCAGGTCGGCGAGGGCTTGATCGTTGACGCGGGCTGGCGTGAGCGCCTGACCGAGCACATCCAGCGCATGGAAGGGCTGGCCGAGTCGTGGGGAGTGCCGCCCATATACGCCTGCGACCGCTGGCGGGGGTACCGGAACGGGACTGCCGAGACGTACTGGCTCGAGGCTCAGCGCCTGCGGAAGGGGCTGCTCGGTGAGTGAGCGTATCGAGCAGGCGGTGAAGCTGCTCAGCACTTGCACTTGTCGTGAGGGGCGCAACCGGTACGGCCCTTGGCGCCAGATCGACATGAGCTGTCCGCTGTGCGGGGATTCCCGCGGCCGAGTCCAGGCCCTCGTTGACGCTGGACTGATCGCCACTCAGGTGGAGCTAGAGCACTACGACCTGTGGGGCAACCGGACCAGAACGCCGGATTACGCCACCTGTCGCACCATCTACCGGTACGTGACTCCGTGGCGGGAGGTGGGTGCGCACGAGCCCACCCTCCCGGCGAATCGCACGGAGGCCGGCTGGCCGCGCTGCGCGACTTGCGAAGGCGGCGGGTGCCACGACTGCACGGACCCGGCCGGATGACCGACCTCGTCGACTACGCGCCGCCCGTGCCGAGCCTCGCCGACGGCGTGCCGTACCGGCCGCGCATGCGAGTTGAGCACGAGGCCAAGGGTCGGGGCTGCGTCGAGTGGCTCCGGCTCCCGACGAAAGACAAGGACGTGCCCGTCGAGGCCGTCGTGATGTGGGACAGCGGCGAGCCGGCGAAGCCGGTGCCGATCAGCGAACTCTGGGAGGCAGAGAGCAGTGACAAGTGAAACGACCCCGCTTGGGTCGGTCGTATGGGCCATTTACGAGGCGGACCTGCCCGAGGTGAGGCGGGCCGCCAGGCTCGACAACGACCGCGGGCGGGCGTACCACTATGACGACAGGTTCGACCCCGCCCTGCCGCACCACGTGGCGCGCGCCGGAGAGGGCCTCGAGGAGCGCATCGCAGACCTGACCCAGGAGCTGGCTGCACTCATGGCCGTGGCTCGCGCGGACGACGAGGTGCAGCGCGCGGAGAGGGCGCGACAGAAGCTCCTGTCCGCCGTGGCGACGACCAGCCCCCAGGCCGTGGCCGCGATGGCCGACGCGCTCGGGCTCGACTTCGATGAGCTTGAGCCGCTGGTGGGTGACCTGTGAGCGGCCTCGTCATCGGCCTCACGGGCAAGAAGCGCAGCGGCAAGGGTGAGTTCGCCCGGCGTCTGGTCGAGGAGCACGGTTTCACTCAGGTGTCGCTGGCCGGGCCGCTCAAGGACGCGGCGCTGGAGCTGGACCCGGTTATCGGCGTCGAGTTCAGCGGACGGGGCAGCGACTTCGACGCCATCCGACTGTCCGAGATCGTGGACACGCTCGGCTGGGAGCAGGCCAAGGAGATTCGCGAGGTGCGTCGCACGCTCCAGCACATGGGCGTCGGCGTGCGCAACCTGGACGAGGACTTCTGGCTGCGCATCGCGCTGGAGCGGATCGGCGACACGCCGGGGCCGGTAGTGGTCGACGACGTCCGCTTCCCCAACGAGGCCGACGCGGTTCAGCTTCTCGGTCATCTGGTCCGCATCGTGCGGCCGGGACTGGAGAGCGACGACACGCACGACTCCGAGACGGCGCTGGACGACTGGCCCGTCAACTTCACGATCCACAACAGCCGGGACCTGGAGTGGCTGCACCTCAATGCCGACGCCATCGCCCGAGCCCTCCTCAAAGCCCAGAGGGAGCTGATCAAGTGAGCAACATCATCGAGAAGCTGGACATGACGACGATCCTGGACGAGTTCGTGCGCGACCTGTACAACTCGCAGGCCAGCTTGGAGGCGGAAATCCCGCCCTACGAGGAGCTGGAGGCGTTCCAGCGGTACTCACTCAAGAGCACGTACCTGCCGGTGCTGCGGGCCGCCGTGGAGGCGGCAGCTCCCCATGTCCGGCGCGCGGTCGAGGCCGAGCTGGTGGACGAGCGCTTCACGCAGGCCGTGGCCGGGGTGGACATCGAGGTGCCGGACGTGGGCGGGGCCTGGTGAGAGAGAAGTACGTCGACATCCACGCCGTGGCCGAACACCTCGACGTGAAGGTGAGCTGGCTCTACAACCACGCCGACCGGGCAGGTCTGCCCTGCTACAAGGTCGGCCAGAAGCGCAGGTACCGCCTCTCGGAGGTCGACGCCTGGGCTGAGCAGAACCGCGCGTCACTCTGACGCCGAGACAGAAACGCAGCCCCACGCCATCGACATGGTCCCGGCGTGGGGCTGCGTGTATACAAAGTCTGTATATCGTCAAGGAATCGACCGCCAGGGCGGCAGTCGAAGCGACGAGAGGAGCGCGAGATGGCGTACACCGAGCCACGCACGGGCGGGCACATCGGACGGTACAGGGTGGACGGCGACCTCAAGGCGACCGCCGTGTTCAAGCGGAAGCGGGACGCGCTGGCCGAGGCAGAAAAGCAAGAGGAGTCCGCGAAGAGGCAGGACTGGACCGACCCCGCGCGCGCGAAAATAACTGTGGGCGAGTGGTACCCGATGTGGCTGGACCAGCTCGAGGTGAGCGACAAGACGAGGGCCGGTTACGACGACCGGCAGAAGCGCATCGCACTGGTCTGGGATGGCGTGCCGCTCAAGCGCATCGCACGCGAAGATTTCGTCAAGTGGGTGCGGACCATGCAAGGAGCGAAAGGCGGCCCGGTCGGCGACACGACTCGAAACGACACGGCCAAGCAGTTCGTGCGGATGATCGATGCGGCCGTCGCCGACGACCGACTCCCGCGCAACCCGGTGCGCGACCGGTCGGGCAAGCTGCCGAAGATTCCGGCCAGGGAGAGGGAGCGGGAGCACCGATACCTCGACGCGGAGGATGTGCACCTGCTCGCCGAGACGGCGCGGGACGTTGAGCCCACGCCAGAGCGCGGCCGAGAGACAGAGGCGCTGATCTACCTGATGGCCTACTGCGGGCCGCGTCCGGGCGAGGTGGCCGCATTCAATGAGCGGGACTTCAACCGGAAGAAGGGCACCATTCGTGTCGTCAAGGCGTACTCGACAGTCGGCGGCAAGCTGATTCTCGGTCCGACGAAGACGCACGAGCGGCGCACGATCCGCCTGCCCGAGTTCGTCGCCAACAAGCTCGGGGTCATGCTCGACGATCGCAATGGCCGTTCGCCCGACGAGCCGTTGTTCCGCTCGCCGCGGGGCATGCGGCTCCGGATCGTCGAGTGGGCACGCAAGGTATTCAAGCCGGCGGCGGCGAAGGCCGGCGTCGATCCGCTGGTGCCGTACGACCTCCGGCACACGGCGGCCAGCCTGGCCGTGGCGAGCGGGGCCACGGTGCTCGCCGTCCAGAAGATGCTCGGCCACAAGGACGCGGCCATGACGCTGAACGTCTACGCCGACCTGTTCGACGGTGACGTTGTCGATCTTGCGCAGCGGCTCAGCAAGGTCGCCGAGGCCGAGGTCGAGGACGACGCGGCGTAG